GGCAACATCTAAATATGATGAAAATCTTCGTCATATTGACACATATTGGTTATAACAGATAGCTAATCTGATGAAAACTTTCATCATTAAAAATATTCTCAGATATATAATTTTTTGTTAAAAGTGTGTTAATTCAAACCAAAAGGGACTATTAACTGAGCCTAACGTATTTTTATATTCTCTCCTTTATCGTTTATTTAAGAGGATTTTTAGTGCTTTTTTCGACAGCGGTCTCTTTTTCTTTGTCGTTGTCGATAATGGTAAGTTTTTTCATCTCAATAGCCGTGTCCTTCTTTTTGTATTCATCGTCCAAAGCTTTTAACCGTTCCTCTTCGCCTATCGGACGCTGATGGTCTGCACTAATGGTTGTCGAACTGTACCGTGGAAGAAAAAAGGGCATTATCTTCGACATCGCATCTACCAGGTCTTTCGGATCCTTGATGCCTGCCAGGATAACACCAAGCTGTTCGAGATAAGGCCTCATTTCTTCCTTGAGGGCATCACGTATGCTGCTGTATTTGTTTTTCGTACCTGGTGCCCGGCCGCCTGTCTTTTTTCGTCCCTTGACGAACTTGCCGGACGCATCACGCCCTTGCCTGACAGGTTTTCTTGTACTTTTTTTCGCCTTATTATCTTTTTTCGTCACCATACAGAGCCCTTTAATTTTATTTTTTATAACCTTTCGGCAATTTTAGTGATTTATTTTTGTATTAAAATTATAAAAGCTAAAATATTATGGGATTAATCAGCAGTATTCTAGGCAAGGGCGCTGGCAGTATTTTAGGCGGTGTAACGTCAGCCGTTGGCGGTCTTTTTGCAGGACATGCGGCCAACAAAGGTTATAATGCACAGATTCAGGCGTACAACAATCGCCTGAACGAGATCAAGACACATCTGGATAATGTATATTATCAGGATCCTTCACAAAGTGCAGAGACTCAGGCAGCCGTTACAGGTGCACAGAAAGTACTCGACAATGCGACACAGGAACAGGCTGGTACCAATGCCGTAGCGGGCGGAACGGACGAAAGCGTTGCGCTTGCGAAAGGCCAGGCAGCACAGCAGGTCGGTAATATTATGAATCAGGCGGAGCAGGAAAATGAGAAGCAAAAGGAAACCGAATGGGATAACGCCGACAAAGAGGATGACGCTTTTACACAATATTTAGCTAGTGCCAAACAGGCACAAGGAACGGCAAAGGCAAAAGCAATAACTGCAGCCACGGGAGGATTATCTTCTGCGGCACAGAATTTACCATGGTAGACAGAAGACTATGAGTAATAATATATTCACGCGCAATCATCTTCTTGCTGATCCTGACGAACCTCAGCAACAACAACCTGCAACGACACCTCCTGTTTCCGGAGACGTACAGAGTGTACCCGTCTCACCGCTTACTGCAACACCGCCTGTAGCAGGTGCAGACGTCAAACCTGAGCAGAATGCTCCGGTAACGCCCGTAACAGACGCACCTGCACCTGACATTCCTTGGCAGGCGGATTCTACGCCTGTCGCATCTACTCCCCTACAGCAGGCACCTGTTACGCCAGCACCAGCCGTACAGGTTCCACAACCCCAATCAGCAGATTCCGGTGAGCCGACATTATCAGACATTGTTGAGCCTGACATCACGCCTGCACAACCTGCAGCTAATCCTGCACCGGCTGTACCAGGTCAACCGGCTTCACCGTCGGGCACCCGCACACAGGCACCCGCACAGCCTCAATATTATGCAGACTGGGCCAAAACTCCATTTTTAGAAGGAATTAAGGGCAATAACAAGACAATTGCGGAAAATATTTCCGACTATAACAAGTGGGCCAAGGATAATCATCAGGATCCACTCGATATTTTTGATATTGAAGAAGCAATTACCGGTCAGGACGCGAACAAGAGCTATCAAGATAACGAAGCGGCAAAGAAAAACCTTGCGAGAAAGCAAAAATGGGAGCAAATTGGAAATTTTCTGGCCCATCTTGGAAATTTTGTCGGTACGCTGAATGGTGCTCCAAATCAACCAATTGAGAGTGCCGAAGATTTGAGCAAAAGACAACAGGCGTTAAAAGAAAGGACTGAAGGACTGAGCAAGTCCGGTTCAGGTGGCATGTCCGAAAATCTTAATAATATTCTGACAGCGATTGTTAAGGATCGTGCAGAGAAGCGCGCAGAAGAACTGAACAATTCGAATATTGCCTTGCGTGGTGCGCAAAAAAATGCTATCGAATCCGACGAGCAAAATAAGAAGGATGTGAGTTCTGCAAATGTCAACAAAATTAATACACAGACTAATAACATAGAGCAGGAAGCTCTTCGAAATAAAACGCAAGCAAAGTACATTCAAGATAAGGACAAACGAGAAGGCGGCCGCGAAAAATATGTCCGGGGGAACCTGGCGGCAAGGACAAATTCTGCTAACGCATCTGCTACTCGAAGCCTTGCAGCTGCAGCAAACAGTACAGCTGAAACCAGACGTGCAAATATCAAGGCATACGGTGATAGGTACGGCACAAACCGGTATCAGATTTGGGCACGTAACAGACGTGTACATCCTGATTTGACACGCCAGTTTATGGAAGAAAACAACATACATAAGGTCGGAAAAAATCAAAACTGGAATACTGGACTTATCGATCAGTATAACGCATACATTTCAGATAAGCAGGGAACAAAAAAGCCGACAAAACACAGGGTTTCTGCATCTAATTTACTTGATTAAAATGGACGACAATAATAATAACGACAACAACAAAAGATACGAACTTACCGTTGATGGCAAACCGCGCACGGTAAGGGCAGATGAGTTTCACAACAATATCGATGCGTTTACCCAGCAGATGCCGGACGCATCCGTAAAGATGAAGGGAAGTGACGGATCATTGAAGGACGTCAAGTTAAGTGACCTCAGTGATGCGTATGACCAGGGCTATAACTATGTCGAGACCGATAAGCCTGTCTATGTCAATCATCCTCATCCGGCTGCCAAGTCTCCGGTAGCCACGCAATCAGCACCGACGCCGAAAGCTGCTCCGGTACAGACGACTACAGCACCTGTACAGCAGCAAAAGAATGCTCCCGTTCCTATCCCCACCCCTATTACGACACAGGGTGCAGGATATATTCCGCCCGCACCGGTTTTACAGCCAATTGCACCTGCAACCACACAACCACAACAGCCGGTCCAGCAGCAACAGCCTCAGCCTCAGCCTCAGCCTCAACAGCCCCAGTCATGGAGGGATAAACCAATTTTAACGAACTGGCAGAGCAGCACGCCAGCCGTACCGAGCACGCTTGGCAATGTCGCAGACAAACTGTACGGCATCTATGCAAATCAATTCGGCAAGACCGCACCCGGTCAGCCTTCTGCTTATGCACGGACCCTTGACAGCGCTTTGAAAATGGGCCTTCAGGATGATGAGGATTTCTCTACGACGCGTCAGTTGGTCGGCCAGGTTGACAAGGCATTTCTTACCAACACAGCACAGCAGGCAGCAAGTGACATTGTCAGTCAGTTGCCGTCACAGTCACAGGATCCGCTTGCAGATTTGCGGAACGCTTATTACAATCATGACGTGCAGCAGAAGATCAGTCAGATTGCCGGCGCATCAGGTACATCCTACAAGGACTTTGTAGACATGCAATTGAAACCTGCAATTTCCAAAGCCCTGCAGGCAAAAGGCTTGGATCCGACCGATGCGGACAGTCTCTTTGACAATCCTGATTACGTTGACCGAGAACTTAATCAGAGAGATGCCAATGCGATGGTCCAGAAACAGCTGCAAGGTCCTGTCGATGCTGCAATCGCAAAATTCGATAACCTCGCACAGCAGGCAGAAGGTGCAAGCCTTCAAGGTGTCGGACAGCGTATAGCCGGTATGCCAGAAGGCAGCCGACTGGGAGAATTGGGTGAAGCCGTGCAGCAAGGCAATGCTGCCAAAGATCCTAAAAAAATCCTCGACTATCTATCCGGTCAGCTAAAGGATATTGTGAGTAACCCGGGATTTGTCAACAATGTGCGTGTAGCTGCAAAGGCAGCAGGCATGTCGGCAAATGACTACTATCGATCCTATATCGCTCCTCAACTTGAAAACTCTGTCAAATCAGAGTTTAACCGTGAGGCAATATCAAAACTACTTCCGAAGGACGGTTTGGATTATGTGCTCAAAACAGGACTCGGCAATTCAATAGTAGGTCAGATTGCACGTAAGGTAACAGCGTCTGACTATCAGAACTGGCTTCAGGACATGGCTGATTCAAAGTATGATGCAGGCTTCTGGGACAAAGTTGGTTCAGGTGCCGTTACGTTCGGTGCGGACCTGTGGAGTTATCTGCTTCCGGGTGCCGTGGGTGGAAAGGTAACAAGGGGAATGGTCGGCGATGCAGAAAGCCGTCTTGCCGACGGTCTCATTTCAAAGGGGATGGACCGTAACGTAGCGGAGCGTGCAGCACGGGTTCTGGTGAGCAAGTCCAAAGCTTTGAAACTTGCCACAGGTGCAGTATCGGGTGCAGCCACTTTCGGAGGGCAATCCGTACTGTCGACACCTGCCAATGAGATCTATAAGAACGGCCAGCCTGATACGAACAGTCCAGGCGGAACATATCATACATCGCCTGGCAAGATATTAGCAAAGACTATCAGCAATGCAGGACAAGGTGCTATTTTGGGTGCTGTCATGCAAGGCAGTAACGTAGCCGGTATGCTGACGAAAGGCAAGGGTCTCGCTGCCAACATTGCCGGAGACCTCGCAGGAACTGCAGCAGACGCAAGCCTGATGGGTACGCAGGACATTCTTCAACACATGTCACAGGATCCTGACTTTCATCCGACCGGAAAAGATGCAGCCAAGAGTTTTGCACAAAGCTTTATATCGTTGAAGATGCTCGGTCTTCCGCAGACCATCGGAAAGTTTGCAGGATTCCGGGATAAGGCCGAGTTCGACAGAAAATACGATTTAGGCAATGAAGACCTCAACATATTAAAAAACCGGGGCTATCAGAACCTGTATGACGCTTTTCTGAATCTCGGTGCCAACGGTGCCGAAGGGCCTGAGCTAAAGCAGAAAGATGTTGAACTTGTAAAACAACTTACCCCGCAATACCAAAGATTTATCTCTGATCCTTCAATCCCCGAAACGACGAAAGCCAAGATGATGGGTGTTATCGAGGGCAAGAGACCATCTGCCTTTTCTCCTGTCACGGACAGTGAGGTTAGAAAGAACGATGACGGATCATCCACCCTGACGACCTACAATCAGGATGGTGGAATCATTGATCAGAGAAGATACAGCACCCCCGAACAGGCAGATAAGGCTAATAAATCCCTTGATTATGCTAAGGACCTGAATGTTACCTCTGCACTCCAGCGCCTGTATGCCAATGCCACCGTTCAGCAGGAAATCGCACAGAAATACAACGATGTCGCTGCAAAGGTCAATGCTAACAAGCCTCTTTCCGATGATGAGAAGAGAGCCGTATACATGTATCAGCATAAGGATGAGATTACAGGCATCATCAACAAGATGCAGTCCGGAACGGGTCTGTCTCCTGAGGAGCAGAATATTTTTGACGCCTATTCCGGATTCTATAATGCAATGCTGGATGACAGTAAGGCAACCCAGCAGTTTACTGACAACTTCGAGCAGTCGAACGGACTTCCGAAAGGCTATGTTGCTCAGGCACTTTTGGGTCATGATAAGGATGAGGCAGGTGACCTGGCACAAATCAATAATGACAACGTCGTCAATAAGTCGAATCATTACCGTACCGGTGCAGAGCAGAAAACAGTCACTGCTTATCAGAAGGCATTGCAGTCAGCTGTAATGACCTCCGTAAACGTCAATGCAGATAAGAGTGATTATCCGACTGTACAGCATGAACCAGAAGGCAATCAGGAAGGTACACCTGTACCTCCAACGAATCCGCAGGAATCCGGAGAAACCGAAAGTGTCAAATCCAATCCCGACACGACAACTCCGCCAACACAGACAGCTCAGACCCAACCTCAACAATCTCAACAACCACAGCACCCTTCATCGCAGGCGCCTGTAAAGAATGAGACTGCACAGACACAGCAAGGCCGTGAGAAAGCATACGATATCGGAGCATCAGTTTCTAATGATCAGAGCGTCCTGCCGAGAATCAACTATGAAGTCAACCTTGCAGATGCAAGGATGGCAGCACAGTTTCCAGACACGAATCCACGGAACCGACAGATCCGGAATGAAATCATCAAGGCCGTCGAGAACGGTGATGATGATGCAGCTGATAAAGTCATGCAGCAGCACGGACAGTCTTTGACACCTTCCCAGCGTCAGGCTGTTGAGGCTTACCGTAATTCGCAGGAGATGCAGCGTGGTGTTGAGGACAGCATCAGTGCCCAGGCACAGCAGTTTGCCAATGAGCGTCGTGCGCAGCTTACTCCGTATGCACAGCCAGACGGGACGATCACGCCCCTTACACTCGAAGACAATTCCACGGTCTATTATCAGTCTGGTGATCTTACTAATGCCTATGGGGGTATCATGGCCATCAATGAGAACGGGCAACCCGTACAGGTGCCTGTTCATTCGATTATTACAACAGGTGTGCCTTATACCGTTGATGATACTGTTGACCAGGATACGGACGACTACACCCAGCAACTTGAGAACAGCTATCATTCTCTTGCTACCAGTAGCCAGATGATACCTGGCAGTCCTACAGACCTTTCCGTGGGTGGCAAACTTTTCCATGCCACTTTTATGCAACCGGTGAATGACCAGAATGGTAATAACCTTCTGCAGTTCCAGGCTGAGGACGGCAGTATGTTTACCCTTTCACCCGATGATGCTACTAAGGCAGTTGAGGAAGCAGGAAATCAGAAGATTGCAGCACAGCTTAATCAAGAACAGACATCTGCACAGGAGCAGGCATCAAAAGAGCGTCTGTCAAAAGGAATAGCCGGTTTAGCTGCAGGAAAGCCTGATTTCAGTGCGAAAGAAACAGATCCAAAAGTCGCAGCCGAATATCTCGGATCACAGAAAGATTTAAATCGGAAAGATATTCTAAAGACTATCCAGGAACATAAGGACAACCTTAAAAACAAAGAGACGAATATCCGCTTGAATCTTGACAGGGCAGAAAAGTGGGCAGCTGCCAATGATGATATGTCCACTCCTGAAGAAAAAGAGGCTGATGAAAAGAAAATATCCTCGATGAAGGAAGAATTAGCCAACCTGTCTGACCGTCAGAGAAAATGGGGCGAGATACGGAATGCATATATGACTCCTGGAGAGAACATGGAACTTGTAAATGCAAGATCCGCAAAAGTAGCGGCTGCACAAAGCAAGTCTGAGCTTACACCAATACAGAAACAGGAAGTAAAGAATATCGATCAGAAATATCTGCTTGATAATTATGCCAGTCAGGACGATGCTTCTGATTATCTACAGAACAGACGACGGACCCTCCTCAAACAGTACCGTAATGATATTTCGCCGGCAATTACGAACATTGTCAGTAAGCTTGATGATTACAAGCAGGGGCTGACTGAGCCTAGCGATAGTGAGATAAGAGATTACACCAGGCAACTCGATGAAAGAGAAAAACAGTCAGATGCAATACTTGACCAGATTAATCAGATTAAGGCTCAGGAGAAAAATCTGAGCCGTATCTATTCCACCAGGAATACGGAGCAAATGAAAGAGCTATCTCCTGAAACGCAACGTCTTGAAAAGTTAAAGAAGGCAAAGAGTTACGGTGATCTGGTAAAAATTGCAAAAGAGGTATACAAAAACACCTCTGCCAAGAGTATTATAGATGATATGGAGCCACATTCTTTAGAAGAGTATGTGGCAGAAAACCTGCCGGCTCATTCAATCAATTGGGAAGGAAGGGATGTTGATGATGTACACCGGAGAGGCCTGCAGGAAGAGCTCGGTCTTTCACGAGGTATCGGCAAGGGCAGAGATACCAATGCCATCAATTATTTCTTAGCTCCAAAAGGACAAGGTGAAAGTAGTGAGACCGCAGTTCATAAGATCTGGGAAGATCGTCCGCCTGAATTCGAATCAGCTACGACTGAGGATATTAAGGATGCTATGTTGAACTTGTTTCTTTCTGCAAAGAATCCTAGTGACATAACAAGACTTGTACCCAATAATCGGATAGCACAAGCAGAAGAATATCTCCGCGCCGAAGATGAGGAGATGAAAGAACTTGAGCAGGAGGATTTAGACAGGCAACGAAAAGAGAAGGATATTTACCAGGACTATCTTGACAGTATGTCAGCGGAAGTTCCTTCTAAAGAAATTGAGGATTATCTGTCCGGACTGTATGCAGACGAAGCAGAAAAGATTAAGGAAGAAAGAACAATAATTGATGATGCTGTCCGTCAGATGATAGCAGAATCAGAAAAAGATACAGCAAATGGAAAAGACATTAAGCAAGGATCCTCAGCTCCAGGAAGCGGGCAAGTGGATCAAGAGCCTCAGCGGACCGCAGTTGATAGTGGAAGCAGTGAAGGCAAAAATCCTATGCAAAGAAAAACACCTCCTGACAAAGAGCCTAGTATTGTCAATTCTCGACAACCAGAAGCTCAGCCCGGAGAAACGTCAGTATCAACTGGCAATAGCAGCCCTGACAGAAGCTTACATCTATCGGAAGAGACACAGCCAGGCGAAATAAGCCAAAAGAAAGCAACTTTTTCTCCTCCCGTACAGGAAGGAGATATGTACGTTCTTGAACCCACGGCTGCTTTTGATAATACGGCAAAAGCGAAACTTCATGCCGTTGCTGAAGCGTCCGGCGCTTTCGTCAATGATGAAGGAAAGGCATTTGAGATTGCGTTTGGCAATAAGGACACTGCCGATAAGTTTTATAAGGACGTCATCCTCAGTGACCAGTCTCCACTGATACCTTTTTCGACCAGGCTGGCCGACGCAAAATCAGACGTAGATACCCACCCTACCGACGGCCAGAAAGAAGCAGGGAACTACCGTCACGGTCATCTTCGTTTCGGGGGCTACGACTTTACCATCGAGAATCCGAAGGGATCGGTACGCTCAGGTAAGGATAAAAACGGCAAGACATGGAAAACCACCATGCATGACACCTACGGGTATATTCTGGGGAAGAAAGATACCGACGGAGATCATATTGACATGTTTCTCAATGACAATGCCGATTTGGACGCGTGGAACGGTGATGTATATGTTGTTGACCAGAAGAATCCGGACGGATCGTTTGATGAGCATAAAGTGATGTACGGTTTCGACAGTGAGGATACTGCCAGAAAAGCCTACCTTTCCAACTATGCACTAGGCTGGAAAGGCCTTGGAAACATCACAGCTGTCAGCAAAGATGTATTTGACAAATGGCTTGGTGACAGTGACCGTAAGACAAAGCCTTTTGCGGATTACAAGCGCATTCAGGAAGCATCTGAAAAGAAGGAACAGACGCCACAGAAGAAACCATCTATTGATAGTATTCTCGACGAAGTCGACAAGCGTAAAGTTGAAGAAAATAAGAAAACAGAAGAAAACTCTCTAGAAAAGAACAATGAACCGAAAAAAGAGTTATCTTTGCATAGTAAATTACAAGAAAATGAAAACTCCGAGTCAAATTCAGAAAGAGCAAGCCGAAATCGCCCAGAAATCCTGGGAGGACTTGATGAAATCGGGATACAGCTCGAAAAAGCAGGCCGAAAAGGCAAAGAAGCTTCTAGCAGAAACCTAACAGATCGTATAGATAAAGAGCGTGCTGCGGCAGAGAACTTAGCTGCTAATAAAGGCTCGCTCATGACACTTAATGATTTATTTGCATTGGGCGATATTGGCCCAGGCGGTACAGAAAGCGATACTTATTTTTCAACAGACGGTTATGTGTATAAGATGAACAATCTTATGCATGATCCACTAATCTCTGATTATCTTCAACGATTATCGCTTCATAATAAAATTTTCACTAATACCCCTTATGAATTAGTCGGATTCGTCAAGAGCGGACAGAACATATATCCTGTAGTACGCCAAAGAGTTGTTAACTTTGATCGTCTCGCCTCAGAAAAAGAAATCAACAACTATATGCAGTCCCTTGGATATATGGCAGATGGGGATGGCATCTTTCATAACAACAAATACACGATAAAGGATGTCAAGCCAAAGAATGTATTCAAAGGTAGAGATGGACAAATCTACGTTGTTGATGCAGAAATTTCACAGAACAAACTAGCAGAGAAAACTACTCCCATTGATAACATTCTCAATGAAGTCGACAGGCGTAAAATTGAAGGAAATAATAAAACAGAAGAAAACCCTCTAGAAAAGAGCAACGGGACGAAAAAAGAGTTATCTTTGTCTACAGGAACAACTTTGAAAGAAGATGGAAAAGGAACAGAAAGATCAGATGATAGAACACTTGAAAGAGGAGTTCGAAAAGAACCTTCAGACATGGGCACTCATGCGCCTGAATCTGATGGAGGAATACGCACCAAAAGAGATCGAAACTTTAATCAAGCAAGACGATCTGAAGAACTCTCTTCTAAGAACGGAAGAAAGCCAACGAGAAGAATCCCAGGAGCTGTTACAGAGCGGGGACTATTCGATGCCGGAGATTTCGGAGATTCTCAGAGCAAATCTTCTGGAGAAGTACGTCCGTCCGGAACAGACGCCAGACCAGATAGAAGACGAACGCCTGCAGAAGGAAATCAACAAAACTCTGGACAAGGCTTATCAGAGAAAATTCAAGGAGAAAGCACAACATCCAACGTCAGATTAGATAATAAGAGTATTAAGACTGCTGCAGAAAAAGCGGCACCCCTTAATACCCGCAACTATCTATACCCGGATAACGCAGGAGATTTCGATAATTTTACGCCTTCACAACGTTTGAAGGCGAATATAAAAGCTGTATCAATATTACGTGATTGCCTCCGTGAGGGACGGCAGGCAACAGAACCGGAACGAGTAGAACTTGGAAAATTCAGAGGTTGGGGAGGTACCGATGCGATAGAATGGTATAACCTTGATGCCATGAAAAGGTATCAGGATGCAAAGCCCCTTGCGGAATTGATTGAAGAGCTTGATCCTGACGGAAAGAAAAATCTACTTGGCAAAATTCGAGAAGCAGCTCTTACGAGTTATTATACGCCCGTTGATGTAGCCCGTTCAATTAATCATTTTCTTGACAGGGCTGGCTATACAGGGGGTGGCCGCTTCTTAGATGGTTCCTTTGGTACTGGTGTTCTAGAAGGAACCATGCCAAAGGAGATGCAACAGCGTACTCAAATATACGGTACCGAACTTGATTGGCTTACTGCACATATTGCGCAACTTCTTTATCCAGACGCCAATGTCAAGAATATTGCTTTTCAAGACTTGAATTTCCCAGAAGGGTATTTTTCGGTGATTGGTAGTAATATTCCTTTTGGCTCTTTCGGAGTAGTTGATCTTAGCTGGAAGAATTCATCTGATCCAGTTAAGAAGTTTGCTCAAGGAAAAATACACAATTATTTTACGGTTAAAAAAATTGATTATCTGCAACCTGGTGGAATCGGTTATATCATGACCAGCAACGGCATCATGGATTCAAGGAGCAACCAGATAATCAGAAAATTTATTACCGATAAATGTGAGGTACTTGGAGCAGTACGGTTACCGGACAACACTTTCAAAGGTGCAGGTACAAAAGTTGTAGCAGATATTATTTTCCTCCGAAAGTTCAAGGATGAAGATGATGTACAGTCTTCACGAACAGATGACTATATTGAAAAGATAGAAAAGCCATTTCTTTCAAGTGCTAAAACAGATGTAGATGGCACACAGATAGAATACAATGCCTATTATCATGAGCATCCTGATATGATGATAGGTACCGTAAAAGCAGGAGGACAATATAGAAGTGATGAATTTGGTCTTACATCCACACTTCCAACGGATAAAATCGCGAACAATTTATCTTCATTAATTGATAAATTTGTTGTACCTGATGAAAGAGCTGGTTCATTATATGACATACATCGTCCAGATAGAAAAGTTTATTCTTCTGTCCGAGAATCCTATATAGGAAATGGGAACTACGTTGGTGATGGGAATATTGTAGAGCAGAATGGAAAAATAGGAATATTGGAAACCCAAAAGGATGAAGATAATTCTAAAAGCCTAATCTTCCAGGAAGTACCGTCACTATTAAAGAATGCCGGGAAAATACGTCTCATGATTCCTTTAAGAGAGACGCTGAAAAAACTTATATCCAGTGAAATTGAAGGAAAATCGGACGATGACTTATCATCCCTCCGCAAAGATTTAAAGAAAGAATATAATTCATATCTTTCCAAGTTTGGCAGATTACATGATAAAGGAAACGATTATCTACTAAACGACATAGATGGATACAGTTTGATATCTCTCGAGGTGTATAAAGATAACAAATTCAATGGACTTAGCGACATATTTGAAAAGAGTACGATTAAGCCAAGAATAGATTTAGACAGTGCTTCCAATCCAATGGATATGATAACTCTGTCTTTAGCAGAATATGGTGAAATCCGGCCAGACTACATGATCAGCAAACTGGGTCCAGATTGGCTGACTTCATGCGGAGACGGTGTATATGAATTGCCGACCGGTGGCTATCAGATTAAAGACCTTTACCTTAGTGGTGATGTAAAAGCAAAACTTGCTGAGGCTAAGAAATTTGCAGAACTGGACAATCAGTTTGACCGCAATGTTAAGGCACTCGAATCTGTGCAGCCGAAAGATATTCCATTTGTCGGAATCGGTATTCACATGGGTGCAAGATGGGTACCAGATCATGTCTATTCTGACTTTCTCAGGAACATGTTAGGCGTAGAATATGACCCGGCACGTACTGGCATAAAGTATTCCCCAGAAGGCGATACTTTTTTAGTTTATATAGATCCTTCGGAGACTTCAGGAAAAGCCAATCAATGGCGGACCGATCATAAAAAAGCAGAAGATCTGTTTTCGGCTGCCCTTAAAGATGACAAAGTAACTGTATCGGTCACAGATGAGGACGGTAACAAAGTCGTCTTACAGGAAGAAACGGATAGCGCAAATGACAAAATACAACAAATTCGTGAAAAATTTGAGGATTATATAAGTTCTAATAGAAATACCGTCAAAGAATTAGAAAGGATCTATAACGATAAATTTAACACGACAGTTATCCCTCATTTTGATGGAAGTCACTTGCAAGTACCTGGTCTGCAAGGAATAACCCTCAGGCCACATCAGAAAGATGCCATTTGGATGCTGATCAACAACCGGGGTGGCATAATCGACCATATTGTAGGAGCAGGCAAAACCCTAGTGATGCAATGTGCGATCATGGAAATGAGGAGAATGGGGATTGCAAAGAAACCCATGATCATTGCTTTGAAATCAACGGTACCGCAAATGGCTGCTGAATTTAGGCAAGCATTTCCTTCTGCACGTGTTTTGGCTCCAACAGAAAAGGACTTTACAATAAAAAACAGGAAGAAACTACTCAGCAATGTAGCACTCAATGATTGGGATGCTGTCATTCTTTCGCATGAACAGTATGGTAAATTGCCTCATACAGAAGAGATAGAATCGGGTATACTCCAGGAGCAGATAGACCAGCTTGAGGCAGCTATCGCAATGATACACGGAGGGACAATAGACAATCTTAAAAAGAAAGAGTTGAAAGGGCTTGAGAAACGCAAAGAATCTCTCACCAATAAAATGGAAAAACTCTTGTCCCGTGAAGTTGACCGTGAATTCACCTTTGAAAATCTCGGAGTTGACTATCTCTTTGTTGATGAATGTCAGCAGTTCAAAAATCTTCCTTATGTAACCACCCATCAGAATGTTGCCGGACTTTCATCTCCTGAAGGTAGTGCACGAGCTACTGCCCTATTGTGTGGTGCAAGGTATTTGCAGCAGCTGCATCAAGGAGATCAAGGTACAATATTGCTTTCTGGTACAACTATCAGCAACTCACTGGTAGAACTTTACAACCTGTTCCAGTATGTTCGTCCAAACAAGTTGAAAGAGCTCGGGCTCAACACTTTTGATGCATGGGCAGCCAATTTCGCAGTTAACTCTGCTGAACTGGAATATGATTATAAGAATCAGCTAGTCACAAGAAGTCGATTCAGGACATTTGATAATGTACCGGAATTGGCCAAATTGTATACAGAAGTTGCTGATGTCAGAAATGACATGAACTTAAACCTTCCAAAACCAAAGATGAATGTTCATGTAGTTACGGTTCCGGCTTCACCTGCTTTGCTTAAAATAGCAGATGAGTGTACCAATATGTGCAACAATCGTGACGGATCATATTTCGATATACCTGACAAGTCAGAAAGCGGGAAGGAACAGCCGTGGGCATTATTGGCTACTAATATATCAACGAAGGCAGCAATCAATGTAAAGTTAGTTGACCCGACACTTGATGACGGTGACGGAGGCAAAATAAAGTATGTATGTGATGATGTAAAGAAATTATATGATAAATTTTCCGCACAGAAAGGTACACAGATGATTTTCTGTGATCTTGGTGTACCTGGTCCAGGTAAAGAGTATGATGTATATTCCGATATTATCAATCGACTTGTTGATGACTATGGAATCCCCAGAGATGAAATAGTCGACATTCATGTTGCCAATACCGATAAGAAGAGGGCTGCACTTTTCAAGAAGATGAATGATGGAGAAGTCCGAATTCTGATTGCTGGAGCCAAAAATGGCGGTACAGGCGTAAATGTTCAGAAACGTATGGTGGCGATTCATCATGTCGACATGTCGTGGAATCCTGCCAATGTTACTCAGGAGAATGGACGTGGAGCACGTCAGGGCAATGAAGTTGCCAAAAAATATAATGACAATAAGATCGAAGTATTCTATTACGCAACAGAACACTCCCTGGATTTATATAAGTACCAGCTGGTAAGTTCAAAGCAGAACATGATAGACAAATTCAAAACTGGTGCTACCAGTGATGAACGTTCTTTCGATGAAGGATCAGCCAGCGATGACAAAGATTTCGATCCTGCCAGTGTTGTTGCACTCCTATCCGGTAATCCCATTATTCTTGAAAAGGCTAAAACAGATAAGAAAGTGCAGAGGCTTGTCAAACTCAAGCGTCAATATATGGTCGAACATGAGCAGCAGGTCGAAGATTTTCAAAAAGCACAGATTAGTCTTGAAAATTTTAAAACACTCGTTAAGCGAAACGAGAAGGACCTGAACATACTGGAAAAGAATGACTTCAAGCCAGATAAGTCTGGGAAATATCCTGCTGATGTCAATGTATACTCAGATAAGTCACCTAAGGAACAGCATTTTGATAAACCAGGAGAAGCAGGAAAGAGAATTCATTATCTCCTTAATAGTGGAGATAAAGTGTTCTTGCAAGCTCATGGTATGAAGGCCGCTATAGGTTATCCACAGAGTGATATTACTGGCAAGATGGTCCGAATAGCACGTCTGGATGCACCTTCAGGTATAGTTTACGAATCATCAGTAAGTGATGATAATACGGCTGCAGGTGTAACGATGAGGAGACTTTTAGAGAAAGTTGTCACTAATTCTTCTGCCTATAAGAAGAATGTAGAATTTTACACACACAAGGTAGAAGGCGGTGATCCTGGCAAACCAGAATTTCCACGGGAAAAAGAACTGCAAGACCTTTTGAAGGAAAAGAAACGCATAGATACAGAATTTGCAAAACTTTCCCAAGACAAAAGCAAGTCTCCTTCTAATACTAATGAATCCGTTGAGAACCCTCCTGCTGAGATAATGAAGAGAACATCGGCAGCCCTTTATGAGGAATACGGGAAGCAGTGGATCAAAGACCAGACGCTATCGACAGGCCGACATTCTACTCAGATAAAGAACACAGAAAGCACCTATATCAAGATTGGCAACTGGCTGAAAGAGGAACAAGAACGTACAGGAAAGAATCTTTCCGTGCTGGACGCATCTTCGGGCCTCGGCTATGGTACGATGGCTCTTCGTGGTCAGACGGACAAGGGAGAAAAAGCCGGATTTCTATTCAACGTTGATGATGTAGAGCCCTTCCCTGCCGACAATCGTGAAGCTGGTGCACCTACTTACAATGAATATGCAGCCATCAACAAAAACTATGATGTGGTAATCAGTAATGCAGTGCTAAATGTTGTTCCTGATGATTGGAGGGCCAATATACTGTCAGATATGGTACGTCACCTGAAGACAGGAGGAAAATTGATTATAAATGTCAGAGATGCCGGAGAGATAGCGCATCAGAAGCAGAAAATAGCACTGGATTCTCCATCAGAGATTCTTGTTACAGATAAAGAAGGACGTATCAGGGCATATCAGAAAGGATTCACGCAGAACGAGCTGGAAAACTGGGTCTCCGGAACTCTCGGAAACGGATTCCGTGTCGAATCTGCCGGGAAGATAATTCCTGAGATGAAGGGTATGCGTGCCGTTGTCGTAACCAAAACATCCGATCAAGAAGGCGACAGGCAGTACGGTCTCATGCTTGAGGCCGCACGCAACATCGGCGCCCAATTAGGCGGCACGCCGATACATTTCGAGAACATGTCTACCATACCGGATAACAGTTTCCGGCGTCAAATCCTTTCTGACGGAACAAAGGGATGGTATGACCCATCTGATGGGAGCATACATGTATTCACTCCAGCCATGACAGGCATTGAAGATGTCAAGCGTACGGTTTTCCATGAGAAACTCGGACATGAAGGATTAAAAGCACTCTTCGGAAGTGATAAGGAAGTCACAGATTTTGGCAATTTCATTTTTCACAGCGCAGGGCATCAACTCCGGCGCAGGATGATCGAACGTGCAGATACGGAAGGCTATGGCTGGGATGATCCGAACCGGTTCAGCAAGGCTGCACAGGAAGTGTTTTCAGATATTGCTGCAGATGGACCGGCTACTATTGAGGAGTTCTCTCTATGGGATAGAATCAAGCATTTTATCATCAGACAGTTAGACAGAATAGGTTTACGGATAAGGGGAATATTGAACGACCACGATTTACGATATTATGTCTTGAAAACAGGTACCGCGGTAAATCAAAGTAAAGAATCTTTTAAGGACTGGTTTGGGGATTGGGGAAAGGATCCAGAACACGCCAGCAAAGTTGTTGACAAATCAGGACGCCCATTACAAGTATACCATGGGGGGCAATTCAATAATGCCGGAAGGCCAATATGGTTTGCAGAGGATCCGGATTACGCCAAGCTATACGATTTCAAAAAGAAATGGTACAATAAGGGCTATTTCCATACCGCATACCTCAACATACGCCATCCCCTTGATATTGACACAACAGATGTCGGTTATTGGCAAACGGGAAATGAAACTCCTGAATTAGAGAGCATACCAAAGTTAGTACATCTCGGACTTGATGAAAAGAAATTAAAGGCTCTTTTTGATAAGATTGAACCGGTATGGATGTGGGAAGTTGTCAATACTAAGGAATTTGCAGATCTATGCAAAGAAGCCGGTTATGATGGCATCATCACCAAGGAGAAGGGAGGACACACTACTTATGCAGTCTTCAATCCAGACCAGATCAGGACAGCTACTGATTTCGATACGAAGAAATGGAACAGCATGAGTGCTGAAGCGCAGAAGGAAGCAGCTGCTCCGGAACTTATGTTCCGTCGTGGAAAGCCACGTAAGAGGAAAGATGAAAGCATGTCCCATTATTTTCAGCGTATGCGTTCCTGGGAGAAGTGGAACATGGCCGAAGAAGCAGCCAGGGCGAATGACGACCCAATGCCTGATGAGGAGGAATTTGACAACAAGTATGATCAGGAATACAGGAAGGACTTGATCCTGTGGAAGAAAGAGCATGGAATCGGAGAAAAGGAAGAAGATGCCGGGGTGCCTCCGAAACGGAATCCGGGAGAATCTCCGCAGGATTATGCCATTCGTGTTGCAGACTATGAAACAAAATCAGACATCTGGAAAGGTGCTCCGGAGCTCATGGACTATAAAGGTAAAGCCTTCAAGGAATATAGAGAGGCCTATGAAGCCTGGAAATTAAGATATGGCATTACCGACGAAGATCTGACTTATCAATCCTTATATGATGGGACATCTGATCCTAATCCTGTTTCTGATGAACAGGCTGCTCTGCAAGGAGAGCTTGATAGACGTATGGATAAGGATCTGTGTGAGGGTGTGGGAGTTTCTCCAGACAGTGCCAAGCAGAAGGCCAAGATTGCAATAATAGAACGACGAAAGAATATCGAGAGTGCATCGGCCGATGATGCACTCTACATTCATACAATAAGAAAAGCCATCATTGCCATTGCAAAATCAACCGGTGAGTCACGAGAGAATATATCTAGGGATATGACCTACCTTTTAGAAATGCCTAAGAGAATTGAGCACCTCACTGATATGATTAACAATAGTGATTCCTTTATTGCCAATAGGCTACAGATCACCCCTGATGACTTTACAAATTGTATTTTGCCTTATGTCGATAACATGAATACGGCAAGTATGGCCGCGGCTATCAACGAAAAACATAAGAATGAGTCCGGATTTGCTCCGATCTCAAGGGAATATCTTGATGACAAATATGTCAATAAGTATATATCTGCACCTGTATTGCCTAAGAACGTGAACCTGAAAATCACATCTGAGGTACAGAGTACTATAGACGCCATCCGCGACTGGTACAACTATACATACGACTGGCTGAAGGAAAATAACACGCTGCCAGCAGGTACCGGTTATCAGAGATATTATATCAATCACGTTTGGGATAAGGAAGCCAGTGATCCTAAGGCATGGGCAGAGAACTTCCAGCGGACACAGAGCCCCAATCAGAAAAAACGTGAAGTTGATACGTACATGGATGGCATTGATATTGGTCTTGTCCCCAAAGAGGAAGATATTACAAAGTTGATGGCTTATTACAGCCGGAGCAACATTGAGGCCTGGGCTAACCGGTCATTGCTGTACGACATGAGCAATATCAACGTCGATATACCTAATGATGAAGGAGAGATAAAGGAATCATTACCCGTCCTCATGTCCTATCAACCTATTGATAGCAATGATTATACGCGTTACAATGTCCCCGGCGTCGGTGATGTCTGGGTCCTTAATGAAGTCAGACGTCGTTTTGCCAGCATATTCGGAACATTACGAACACAGGATATACCGTCATGGTTAACAAAAACCGGGCATGCATATGATACCACAGCAAGTACCATGAAGAAAATTCAGCTCAGTTTCAGCGGATTTCACATGTTAGCTTTATCTGAGGTTGCAATGGCACAGATGAGACCTGACAGAGCATTAAAAGCCTTGTTTAAATATATTATCTGGGACAGTATGAAAAAGGGAACATTACCTGCCTATGCACATCCTGATGACTTCCAGATGGCAGCCGGGCACCTGGTGCAACTCGGCGCAACGCAGGACTATTCAGCCAGTGATGTCAATGCTATCACTGATAAATTGAGAAAAATTGTCAGGGGGCTTGCTGAAGAGCCGGGATTCAAGGGTGCTATTGGTAAGATTGCTACTCCTTTGGCAAGCCTGCTAGACTATATGAATAAAGGCATGGATCGTGTATTATGGAATTATTTGCACGATGGATTGAAAGTTGCATGTTTTAAGATGTTCAGTGAGCAGATTGCCCAAAGAGTTCAGAAGGAGAATTTATCACCTTCTCAACAAGAAAAGCTACTTGATGAAGCCGGTCAATATGTAAATGATTCATTCGGTGGACAGTATTGGGAACTTCTGAACGTATCACCAGCTCTCATTAAATGGATGCGTCGAGCTCTACTTTCTCCCGACTGGTTCGTATCCACACAACGGCATTTCTTTTCCAACTTCGGTTTTGGATCCTTATATAGTGAAGGTGGTTTCCTGAACTATCTTCGATACAACCGGGATAACATTAAACGGGCCTTTGGCGTTAATATCCCGCAGAATGAACTACGGCGATTCAGAAGCAAGAATGCTAAGTTATGCTATATTCTTGGTGTATGTGTGTTCTTCTATACAACTATGAACGCTCTAAATGCTTTTTTTCGCGCTCAGGACGAAGAAAAAGAGAAGGAAAAAGCCGATGAGATGAGAAGGCTAAATCCAGCATATAAGTCTCCATACGAACTTGCCTACCCTAATGGCATGAAATGGTATGATTATACTATGCTTGGAAACGTTCTTGGTCAACAGACACACTTATTCGTTGGCCGATATAAAGATGGATCAGAGTGGTATGCCCGTTGGGGCAAACAATTTAGGGAATTTCCCGAGATGTTCATTGGCCGCCACGGGCTAGACTTCCCTGCCCCACTTGTTGAACGTATGATGGGCAAAGCCAATCCGGTGATAGGCCTTATTCGTGATGATCTTGGTGCACTTGGCATCTGGGGCTTCTCAAATAGTTCCGATATACAAGATATTCAGGACAAATACGGAAAGGATATTGGCCTTCTTGCCGTCAATGCTAGACAATTTTTACCTTTCAGTCTCCCTACGCAGAAAGAAAAAGAATTTAAGTTATTGGACCTGTTCTGGCCGTCTCAAAAGGGGTTCACTAAATATAAGACCATTGACTTTTTCAAAACTTTCATTCAATCCGGAGACATGAAAGGCGTTGTAAATACCTACAAAGCTGCAGTGATGAATCATATTGATGCGGAAAAATGTCTCAATGCAGCAATCACAACTTTAAAGGCCACCCAAAGAGAAGAAATGGCTGACGGTATAACTGACCTGCCTTCCGCTTTTAAGAAGTATGACAATGCAAAAAACCTCACTCAGAAGAAATATCTGAGGAACAAGCTCATCAAATATCTGGCTGCATCGAACTATCAGACCTTTACGAGGGATGAGGCTATTCAGCAAGTAAAGGATTTCGTCAGTGGTACAGACGTGGCGCAGAAAGACGCTGATAAATATATTCTTCTGACGAATGCAGAAGATATCCGGGATGACTACAGGTTGAGTGCACTCCAGAAAGTAGCACGAGGCTATGTTTCTAAGGTCAAGGATGCAGAAACGAACGGCAATGAACAGGCAGCTAACAGGATGGCTGATAAATATGCAGCATGGTTTGAGATCAATAGCATCATCAACCAGGCTAGAGGACAAATCACACAACTCAAAAAAGAACTCGGGAAAAAGCACGATGCGGAAATCATGTCGGATATCCGTACCATCCGGAAGGAAGCTCAGCAGGAGATCGACCGCGTAAAACCTCCCAGATAAAAATAAGGGGGACAAACTTCACAGCTTATCCCCTTAGAACTTATTAATTGAAATGAGAGTATTGTTACATCATTACAGGAGTATTTGCATCCCGGGCCTTGGCAGCTTTTTCACTCCATTTTTTATAGTCCGTCCATGCATCGTCGGATTTTTGTTGTTCGGTTTTCGGCTCCGGCTGCCGGCTGCCGTAAAACATCTGTGTCAGGTCATCGAATATGCCCCTCCAGCTGTTTCCGAACCGGCTGTTTAAGGTCAGGATATTGTCTTCACCCATTACATAGGCATCAGACTTGTCAAAACCTTTCTGCTTCACGTCTTCCACGTCCTCCAGATTCTTGTACTTGACATCATTCTCTTTCAGAAATTTTTCCGCTTCATCTTTCTTGATGCTGAAGAGGAAAATCGTAACGTCAATATTGTTCTTTGACAGGGTGTTCAATGCCTCTTTGGCGTTGCCCACAATTGAAAGCTTCCCTTTGTCGTCTTTTGTAAGGATGCAGCCTTCGGTAACTGTAACTTTTTTCTTTGCCATGGTCAGATAATTTTTATGCAAATATAATATTCGGGCAGAGATGCTGAGTTATAAAATATATATTTTATGACGGAACGCCCAAGTAGCTTCCCTATATTTGCATAAAAACATAAAGATGAACAATCTCACTACTGATACGACCGGTGATGTCGAAAAGGGATCTGATTCTCTGAAAGGATATAACCATTCCAGATTTAACAACTCCTCTGAATATTCCAGACTTGTGCGGGAGGCAGCGGTCTATTATGACAATATGCGGGAACTTCGAATAAAGTTCAAGCGTGATATTGACTATTATATGGGCCGCCAGTTGAATGATGAAGTTATCTATAACGGGATGACAATTTCTGTCCATGATTATATGGAGATGAAAGGCCTTCCCGCATTAAGCAGTGATATTATTACTGATAAGATGATCACACTCAAAGGGCTTGTGCGCCAACAATACATGGCTCCTCGTGTAAAGAGTGTAGACAGTAACGAGAATGAATATGCAGGTCTTTTCTCAGAATTCCTCAGGCAGAACGATAACAACAATAACAAGAGTGAGCATAGTGCGGATCAGTTTGAGGCCCACACAGATATGGGATTCATCTGTGACAAAGTTCAATGGCTGTTTCGTGATGGCCGGGAAGATGTTTTTATCGATTCCGTATCGCCTTTCAATATAGCGGTACCGCCCTGGAGCAAAAAAGATCTCAGCGATATAGAATTTATCGCTGAGGCACATGACCTGAGTTGGCCACAGTTACTGAAGAAATTTCTTCGGCAACCGAGTGATGAACAGAAACTGGCAGAAATATACACAGCAGCAAAACAGATCAGGCCGGTCCAAAGTTATGGAGATACTGGCCGGGACCAGACCAGGCATTTAGATGATTTCTATCATTCCAGTATTATTGGAAAATACAGGGTCATTGAGATCTGGACAAAGGAATATAACCGTGCTTATTGGTGCCATGACCGTCTGAATGCGACAGCAGGTTTCCGCCCCCTTGCTGATAAAGCAGCCATCGACGCAGAGAATGAGCAACGGCAGAAAGACAATATCAAACGTGATGAAAATGGTGTAGAGATGCTGGATGAAAGCGGAAACGCCCAATATTACGTAGATCCTTCCGAACTCGGACTTATCGAGTACCACATGGAAATTGAAGAGGTATGGTATTATCGGTTCATCTCCCCCAACGGATATTTGCTGGACGAAGGCGTATCTCCATATAAAGTTCTCCGTGACGGATACAGTTTTTATTATCATCCCTATGTATTTCTTGCATACGGTTTTTTCAACGAAGTCAGGAGTTATGTTGACCGCTTGATTGACAAACAGCGGCAATATAATCATGATAATATCCTTCTTGATTTTATTATCATGAATTCTGCCAAAGGCGCCCTCGCCATAGACGAAGAAGCATTGACGGATAAACAGAGCATCGATGACATTGCAGAAAATTATGTTAAGGTTGATGGTATGATCCTCTATACCTCCAAGAATGGCGGTAATCCGCCACAGGCTATTCAAAATAAAAGTATTCCTGCAGGAGTAGAACTTATCATCAAGCGCGATGCCGCTCTGAGCACTCAGCAATCCGGTATCCAGCCTGCTCTGCAGGGTGTCCATCAGAACTCATCAGGCAAACAGTATCAGATCGAGAAAGATTCAAGTGCCACTAGTGTGACGGACTATGTGAGCAGCTTCAATCAATTCTCTTTACGAGTAGCTCGAAAACAACTGTGGACGATACAGGAATTCTACACTGAACGCCGCTCCGTGATGATCACAGGAGAAGACGTTAAAAGATACTACAATCCACAGACGATGTGTGACATTGATTTTGACCTTGCCCTTACACTCGACGCCAACTCAACTGTTATTCGTGAGGAAATGAAAGACCTGGCATTCCAGGCCTATCAACGGAACGAAATTGAATTCGGTCAGATGCTTGATGTCGCTGATTTTGGTGACACTGCCAAGTTGAAACAGGCATGGGAAGATTACAAGGTTCAGAAGCAGGCCATGGCACAAGCGCAGACACAGCAGGCTGCAGCAGGGCAGCCTGTAACACCTGCAACTTCAGGAAATCCAGGCACTGGTGCCCAGCATCTTATTTCTTCTGATGCCGACGGGAATCATACCCTCGTCGGTACGCCAAGTATTTCTTCATAGCAGGCGAGAGGTTGAATAAGTAATAATCAACCCACATTTTCAGTTTTTCAATGCGGATGCGATTATCCTCATCACACCCCAATGCACCCCATTTGGAAGGTGTATAGTAGAAGGATTGTCTTTTCATATCCTCAACGGTCCTAGGAAGATTTTTCCCACGAAGTTTTCCTATACTCCTGAGTACGCGCAGAGAGGGCTTCAGCTTCTTGTTCGGCTCATACGTCATAGGAGACCACACACCGTGTCTGGCATCAAAGAAAAGATATACCCGCGGAGATCCGATTTCCTTATACATTTCGACACATTGCTTTACTCCTTCTCGCCACATATGAGTAGCTGACAATTTTTCCTTGCGGATCACATAAGGTCCATAGGCTTTGAAAAAAATATCTGTCAAAGCCAGTTTGATTTTTGTTTTCATATTCCAATTATTTCTGGAGCCATCGGCCGTTTATGCAGCCTCTTCTCCCGTTCTTTCTGCTCTTTTGTTTTGATTTCCACAATATAAGGAGGTTCCATTTCTTTATCAACATATAGTCCGATTGCACGGGCCATGACACGATCATCATGCTTTCCTGGTACATTTCCGTATTTCCCGTTCGGATATTGCATGTAATAGGAATATTCCGTCAGGGCTTCTTCCTCCCGTTCCATATATTTTCCGTCCCTTATTATGGCTTCAAGATTCTTGATGACGGCTACTTTCGTAGATTCATTGGTATTGAAACCCCACTTCACCTCGCGTACACGATGCTTTAGGAGTTTGGAATGGTTAGAGTTGTATAGATTGTCGTACAACGGCACAAGTATCGGAAAGAATAACTCAGAAACATCGCCGTCCGTATCGTTCATTCTTGAATATGCCGTATTGTTCTCAACGACAAGAAAGGCATCTTGGAAAAAGTGTGCAATTTGTGCGCATTTCATTGCCAGTTGATCAGGATCACAGTGACCGTGCCACTCTGCCACCACCACCGGCACACCTCCATACATTTTATCATACCGGTCAAATACAACGATGTCTGACCAGTCAGAAGTTTTTCTGGATCCTCCGATATCAACGGCAACCAGATACCTGTTCCGGACATTTTCGGAATCATCAGGCATTTCCCATACTTTGAGTACTCCTCCCGGTTTTTCCACGAGACGGACGTTATCCATACATTCCGTAATCTCTGGAGAGAAACTGTCTCCTTCTATTTCTCCTGTAAATACAGGTGGTTCACAGTCGTCTCTTAGTGCTTCCACCTTATAAATATCAAAGACAGCACTTCCAGAGTACTTGAATGCTTCGATATCGTCAGATGGAAATTCCTGCTGCATATCATCAAGTCCAGGATAGGAATCAAAGGTCTTTGCCTTTTGTATATACCATTTAATTCCTTCAAGTGTGGCACCTATTTCAAAGAGATGCCAGAAGTATTTTCCATTGTTGTTATCATTCTTTCTGTTTTTCCACAACCAGATGATAAAGTCCGCACGTTCATTCTTGCTCATCGGTGTGATATATGTCTCAATTTCAAACCAAGCTACGAATACAGCAGTATATGCAGACATCTTTTGACCGTTCTCATCGATGGCTTTTGCCCGGATCCATTCATCGTGGAATTCATTTTCACTGCCATTTGGCGTAGATTCCCGAACGATGAAGTTATGCTGGTGGCCCATAATTGGAGCAATCACTGATTTGACCACTTTTTCCGGTGTCCATTTCTCCGTATCCGGGAAAAATGCCTCTTCTGTAATATGTGCCATGGCAACATTCGTGGAACGGGCGGCTTCAGGATTAAGGGCCGTTCCTGTCTGAATCGTGCAGGAACGAGGAACAAGGTATTTTACATTAGGATTCTTCTGGTCGTTTTTAATCTTAACTACGTTTTCAGGATAAGGCTGTCCTGTATCGTAGAAAAGCCATAATGGAATAGAGTTGATAAGCCGTTCATACATATTGAAAACCGTAATGGAAGATGTGGACTGGTGGCCGACAATATTGCAGTTCCAACTGGTTTCCCAGAATATCATTATCCATGCCATGTAGATGTCAGTGAGAGTGGATCCACCCCACTGTCTGCATTTCAGAAGAATAACATAGATAGGCTTCCCTGCCAGACGCATAGATTCAAATACCTTGCATAGTTTGATCTGCGCTGGCCGAAGATAAAAAGGTATATCTTCCCCTCCGTCCTTGTTCTGAATTTTTCCGTAAGCTCCGGCAAAGAAATAGAAATCATGCTTACAGCGTATACGACAGAATCTTCTTATCACTGCCTCACGGCAATTTCTAACATCTCCGCCAGGCATATACTTATTAATATACACCTCTATAGATCCGCAATTTACAAGTGCCCTTATAAAAGGATCATCCAGCATCTGGATAGGAAGATACAATATTGCGCCATTAAGGAAATCATTTATGACACAAACAAAGCGTTTACCAGGCGCATCCCTTCCTGTAATGGGATCATAACGCTTCAGCAGCGTTGACATCCTCTTTTGATCCTTAAGGAGAACGGCATCCAATACCTTTTTGGGTATTAATTCATTTCTTTTTATGATCCTACTTACCGGCATAAGACTTGAACTTCATTATCAGACGTTCTATCTGATAATACAACATTCCGAGCAGGAACAGAATGATATGGTATATTCCGGCGAAGCCAGGGAGAAAGCAACTGGCAACCAACATTGCGATCGTCAATATACACGTTATCCGATCATGTTTCCACATATTTAATGTGATCATACCCATAAAGAACGATACGAATACCGAAGCTCCCAGTACAGGCCTGTCAAGAATAAGGACGAATGAAGCAAGAACAGAAAATATCCACGCCACAATAGTCCTATGATAATTAATAACATTATGCAATACAAGAAGGGACCATGCATTACACAGCCAGTGAATGAACGAAGCATGGCCGAACATATATATGAAATGTGTGTAGAGAGGTGATGAGGCTCCTACGGCAAAATGGGACGAAAACGGAATCAACGGTATCATCATCAGACAAATAATCAGAGTTATGTAGAACTTCTCCATTCTTTATTTTCTATTTGATTTACGGTTCAACAATCTTGACAACTTGAACTGAATAATCCACGGCGTGAGGCCTATACAAGGAGCACTTTTACCCAAAGCCGCCAAAGTAATGTCTTGCAGGCTCCTTCCTGCATATTTTCCATAACATGACATTCTTTTTACCTCTTCATACAAGGAATCGAATAGCTGCTGCTTATATTTTGTAGCATAAGTTTTTCTGATACCATGCAATTTCCTCTTCCTTACGTAGTCTAATGCCGCATCGTCAGAGATACAATAGAAAGGCGTTTCAAGCTGCGCAACAATCTGGCAAAGCGCTTTCATTGAAGTTGGGTATTTGGCAATGGTTTTGGCTTTGTGAAAGAGCATCGGCAGTATTTCTCTGTCGCGCTTTATATATATATCTGTTATACTTCGTTGATGCTTCATTGATAAAGTACGATTTACAAAAATAGCAAATATATTTTATTAATAAAACTTTTAATCATATTTAGTAAAATAAAATTTATCAGATAAGCTGCTATACTTTATTTTTTATGACTTTGAGGTTTGATATTTACTGTAACTTTAACAAAATTTTTAATATCAAGGACAAAATGGCGAAGAAAAATACAGGTATTCAGGACACTGACGATCCTACACAAACAGCGCCTGCACAAACAACTCCGGCAGGTACTAACCGCCAAAAGCTGGTTGACAGATTCAAGAAGTCCAATCCGGACTTTAATGCCGATGATGACGAGTCCCTCTATAGTGCCGCAAATGATGCACTCAATAAGAGTGACGAAATTGAGACACAGAGAAAGCGGCTTAATAATGCCATCAGCAAAACCGACATTGCTCCGGAAATGCTTCAGGGGCTATTGTCCGGAAAGAATCCTGATGGAACCGACTTTGACCTGGAAGATTATCTCTTTAACAAGCATCTTGACTTTTTTATTGACTATCTAGAGAACAAGGACGGAGCCAAACAAAAACTTGAATCTCGCAAAGCTGAAAGAAAGAAAGCAGCAGCAGAGGAAACTGAACTAAAGAAAACCGAAGCCGGAAAGATCAAGAAGGAAGATTCCGAACTGGATGCCGCTATTGCTGAAACAGGATATAAGAGTGACCAGGTAAAGGATCTCATTGACTGGATCTATGATGCAAAGAAAGGGATTATTGTAAGGGCAAGCAGATTCGAGCTGAATAAGGACGACTTCGTACGCCTATTTAAGTTGAAAGACTATGATGTCAAGATGGCTGAGGCTAAAGATCAAGGATATAAAAAGGGGAAAAACGAGAAAATAGACATGTTTTCTCACAGACAGCAACAGAGAAAAGCAATGCCCCCAGACCTTAACAGCGGTAGCAGCAATATGGGCGTAGGTAAGAAAAAGGATAAAACACTGGATGCACTTGACAGAATGGGAAAGGCATTCGGATAAAAGAAAACGTTATGGACAAATTAGACAATGCCGGCTATATCATTACGGGTTCGATGACCCGGACTTCTACAGAAGACGCGTTGACAAAAATCGGTGACCGGGATTTTTACAAGAAAGAAATAAAATAATTAATAAACAATTAATTTTGAGAAGATGAAAAAATTGAAAAAGTTCAGAAAATGGTTTGGATTCATGTTATCCACTGTCATCATGATCCTTATTCCAGGTAACACTTTCGCAATGGCGGACGCAACTGCCATACAGGACCCTGTAGGTTCTCTGGACGGTGGTCCAGGTGCCGGAGTAGCCGGTGCGAACACGCAGACACAGTCTCAGAGCATAGTTGAAGATCAGTTCAAGGATCTTGACTATTACCAAAATCAAATCAATAAGAGAATTACCGAAATGCAACTGGAAAGTTGTCCTGTAGACCAGATTCTACGGTCTGCAGCAAGGATTAACCATTCTAGTTCGATAGTAGTCAAGTACTACCAGATCGGACAACGTCCGATTACTAGTACACTTTCCGCAGATATTGCAGCCACGAGTGATGGTGTGGCCCACGCAATCAAGCCGGCCAACAACTCTGTATTCTCCGAGATGGATACAATCTTGTTCCCATCTATTATGGGTTATCAAGATGATGGAACGCGAGAAACACTTCGTCCTCTCATGGTGCAGGTAGTAGCTCGTGATGCAACTAACTACCCGATGGTAATAGCACTGAACGGCAAGAAAAATACCACTCAGGGGAATCACTGGGATCTGCCAGACATCCCTGCAGGAACTCTTATGCTCCGTCTTGGCCGCGCAGCTGCAGAAAGCGACGTGGAGACAGATTCGTATTATCAGTTGCCAGAGGCAAGTGAACAATACTGCCAGCGTTTTATTATGCAAGCTGAGGAATCCATTATCGAGCGTATGAGTGCAAAGATAGTAGATTGGGACTTTTCCAAACAGGAAAGAGTCGCAATGGATGATATGCGCAATGGCATCGAACGAAGTGGACTTTTTGGAATCAAGAGCAAGACCCGTTATGGTAAAATGGGGAATATTTATACAACGGGCGGCATATACTGGGTAGCAGGAAAGGACATTCAGTTAGGCCATTGGCAACCTAAGACCGAAAAAGGAGCAGACGGCACACAGGTGCCTGTTACGTTAACTACCTATACGGGTAGTGACGGGAAATCCTATTCAATTGATGACCTAACACAACTCGCAGGCAAATATTACGTAACATCCTCTCTGACTAATGGCGCGGCAACCGAGGCTTCTATCTTGGTAACACAAGGCTCCAAGAATATCTACGAATATGCCATCTCGGAACAGGAATTGACAGAGTTTATTAACCAGGTAATAAAGGATGCCGGAAACGGAAGCAGAACCAAACTTCTGTTCGTAGATAATCTAATCTATAAGGCATTGTCAAACCTCAAATCCAGCCGTCGTGTTATATTACAGACGGAGACCAACTACAAGAAATGGGGACTTGATTTTGAGCAGTTTAGCTCTATGGGGACAAAGATCCTCATATACCGCCATGATGCCTTCAACTATATGGGCATGAGCGGTGCAGCTTTTCTTCTCGATCCTCGGTATCTGGAAAAGTGGGTATTCGGCGACTGGGCAAGAAAAGAGTATAATCTGAAGGATTTGTTTATCCGCAATTCCAATGCTGTAGTAATGGAAGAGTTCTCTTGCTGGACGCTTTATTATCCTAATGCACACGCAAGAATATCACGTCCTACCTTCGACACTAGCAAAGGTGTTACTGATGAGGTAGCGGCATAGTAAGTTTCATAATCATTGAACCATCATGAGGCTCGCCTTTGACGGGCGGGCCTCACTTATTATTACACCATGTATACATTCGCAGCCTCACGGCAATTTTTTTTCAATGTCTCATGCCAAGGAAGATCCAGGTTGATCCAATTTGGAGAACGCAACCAGGCCGGAATATCAGTCTTTCTGACAGATGATCCCAAACTGGCAGAAGCTATCCGCAAAAACTCCCTCTTTACACGAGGAGCCATTACGGAAGAGACACCAGAAGGGGAAAAGAAGAAGATGGCAACTCCTAAAGAGAAAAAGATAGCAACTTCTGAGGGGGGGAAGAAAGAACTTGCTCCCGATGTCGGTAAAAAGATGGTATTCACCAACTTTACACAAGCCAGAGAACACCTGTGTAAGCAGTTCAAGATTGCCAGGAGTAAGGTAAGGAATCCTACTGCACTGTCCCGTTTCGCAGAAGAAAAGAACATAACAATAGTTTATAAGCCCGAATAATGAAAGAAGCTGTCAGTGACTTGATAAAGAAGGTCCGCATTGCTATAGATGAAATAACAAAGGGTAATGATGATGATTTCGTTACCGATGCGGACACGGAAATTCAGAACGCAATAGAAACCTCGGCAAATCAAATTCTGCTTGAGGCTCCAGATGATTTTCTCCTTCCCGTACCAGTCTCCACCGTAGTGGGTGACGCTGCCAATGACTATGATGCAGCCCAGACACAATATACTGACGGTCACGGAAGCGTGGTCGTTCCCGACGATTTTCTCAAGCTGTTCGAATTTAGGCTCAAAAGTTGGCAGAGCACCGTTAGAGAGTTGATGAAACGTGGTTCAGAAGAAGTGAAGATGCAGGCCTCCAGATGGAGCCGGGGAACGCCTCAGAAACCAAAGGCCATATTGACCGTGGACGGAGAGGGGAACAGGATCATCATGTACTGGACTGCCGGCAGATACCAGTATCCCAACAGTGCGGACTTGAGTTACGTGTACAATCACACCATAGATGTTTTTACCTATATTCCTAAGCCTGAAATCATAGACGTAACATCCGATCAAACGACAGAGCCTACACTGAAGGCTGCACTTAACTATGCAGCAGAAAAGAACCTCATTTACCGAACGGCCAGTATATTCCTCGAAGGAAAGAAAGAACACAACCTTTCGGACCGTATGTATGCAATTTCTAAAATATATTGATATAGACTATGGATTCAATAGATACAACTTCAGCTCATTACAAAGGGAAATATAATAACATCTACGAAGTCGACAAGGCGTATCCAAATGGGGGTACGGACGGTGACTATGTAGACATCGGTGGCTTTGCCCACTACTGGAATGCCGACCGTGGCACGTGGTCCGTCAACGAGGAACGCGATTCCTACTGGGACGAAGAGCTAACCGCTATTAACTCCACCTTGAGCAAATTTTATACCATGGTAGACAACGGTTGTGTGTATCTCGGTATTGCCAGGACGGACACCATAGCCCCAACGGATACTGTCGGCAACTATTTCTATCTGGCAACGGTGGCGGGGAGCTATACAAATCTCGGTAATGTGACAGTAACTGAGACTGTGGTCATCATTAAATATATGACAGGAACATGGTCTTCAGAAGATACTGGAATTCCGACAGAGGCAAAGATAACTTCTCTCTTCACTGCTCTCACGAGCGAGACCTCTTCCCGGACAGATGCCGATACGACTATCAATACGGCCATTGCAAATCTGAGAACTGCCCTCACGAGCGAGACCTCTTCCCGGACAGATGCCGATACGGATATCAATGTTGCCATCACCAATCTCACGAGTTCCTTGCAGTCTGCCGTGAGTGATGGCTACAAGCTCATGGGTGTGGCTGATGTTGACACAAATCCCGGAACACCAGGCCAGAAGATGGCGTATATCGCCGTGGCGGAAGGCTCATATACAAACTTCAAGTTATCTAATTCCGTTGATAACATTAGACTCGCAAAGAATGAGGTGGCGTTGCTTCTTTACCAATTGGGAACGACAACGACCGAAGGTACTGATATTCCAGCAGGCTGGACTAAGGTTAAAATTGGTCTGACCTTCCAGGCACAGTTCGACGCGATCAATGAAAAGATAGGTGCTGCTGGCGGTATAGCATCACTGGATGAGAATTCCAAGCTTCCGATAAGCCAAATCCCTGACAAGGCAATAGAACTTGTATTTCTCTATTCTGTAACGGATATGGCTCCTGACAGTACTGGAATGGCAGCGGGAGTATATTACTATAATACTTCCGACAAAAAACTATATGTAACCCAGGGTACAGATACGATCTCCTGGGCAGAGGCAACGGCCATCATCCTGAGTACTGCCAAACAATATATAGACCAAACGCACAACATCCCCTACAGGTATAATGGGACGACACTTGTTCCACTTGCATCCAATTCATCTGCAAGCATCTATAACCCCACGGTAGAGGATATTCCTTCAGACGGAGGATATTATGTACTCTATGACAGTGATGATCCGGACCACAGCGCACTGACTTCGGCGTACAAGAACAACAAGGCCGTTCTCGGATTGATCATATCCTTCGCACTTTCCGCCAAGATCTGGAAGACATATCAGTACATAGGAAAGTCTGTGACGGAAACGAACTGGTATGACACAGACAACTGGAAGGACTTCGGGAGTCTGGCAGCAGGCAGTGAGCAGACGATAGACATCGACACCCTTGTGCCACTCTCGACAGGCTATTACACTTTGGGCACAGCACTGTCAGCGTTGAAGGCCTACCAGGAGACCACGGCAGTGAGCTATCAGAAACGCGGTCTTGTCATCAGCTATGCAACCGAAGCCAACAAGGTAGAGACGAAGCAATACCAGGGTGACAGCGCACTGACCGATGACTTCTGGCTTGCCAACCTTTGGCAGGACTTTGGAGGCGGCACGCAACTCGTAGCCAGCGATACTATGGCAGAGGGAGGCACCGACGCCTGGAGTACTGGAGGCGCTTATGCCAATGTGCCTACGTCAGTAGAGGCAGCAGAGGACAGCGGCAGTGTCACACTGACTTTGAAGAATAAAGCCGGTGACACACTTTCCGAAACTCAGTTTGCCGTTGGTACCGGTACCGGTGGAGCAGGCGGCACCACGGTAGCCATCAACTTTGAAGATGACCCATTCTATGTGCGTGCAGGTGCGTCAGCCATTCTAAAGGCAGCTATCCGAAGTGTAACACAGCTTGCCGACGGAAGCACCCAGGACAACAAGATTACCAGCGTTGTCTTCACGAACCGTACAACGAAGACCGTTGTAGCCTCTTTCAAGCCCAACCAGGCAAGTAGTTCTTCACTTCAGGCCTACAACTTCGAGTTTGACCTTAGCACAATTGCAGCCAACGCAGGCAGCACGGAGTTACAGGCCGTCGCTACTGATGTCACCGGTAAGACAGCAACGAGAAACGTTGAGTTGATTGCCGTCGATGTCACTGTACAGAGCAGTCAGACGTTGAACTACACAAAGGATACAACGTTACAGGTAGGAGGCTCCGCCGTGAGCATACCTATGTATCGTTTCCCGAACAACGCTTCTGACAAGGGCATACAGACCAAGATAGAGATTTACAAAGATTCAGCATGGACGACCCTGGAGAGCGTGTTGGTGAAGGACACCTACACTCACAACGTCACGATAGACCCCACTGGTCTGGGTCATGGAGCTTACCCGTTGCGCATACAGGGCACCGATATTGCCTCAGGACTTACCGGTAATATTCTCCACACTGCTGTCATGGTCATAGAGCAGCGTGATAGCGTCAGTGACTATAACAAGCCTATTGTCGTAGCGCGCTGGTATGATGACAACGACGGGAAGGTAAAACTCTTCCAGACTGTTAACTTCGATGTGGCATGCTACGAGAGAGACAACGCCAACCCGACAGTTGAAGTAAGCGTTACCGATGTCACGAAGAGCACCGCGGAGACCATTGCCAGCAAGGTGATGAACCGCAGCAGCTATTATGCCATTGAGAAACGTATCGTAGGTTACACCGACGGAGACACGCTTACCTTTGACGCAAAGTGCGGAGACGCCACACTCGCTGAAACGCCCTCCATGGTCATCAACGGAAGCCTGCTGAGCATTGCCGAGACCGAGGGAGCCTACTACAAGATAAGTCTTGCGGGCAGGAGCAACAGCGACACCGACAAGACCATCAAGACGACTGCCAGCGACGGCAGCGAGATAGGTATTAATGTCCACGGGTCGAACTACTCCACCAACGGTTTTGTCGCCGACAACTTCGGCACGGAGCAGGCAGAGGGCCGCATGGCACTGCGTGTGGCCGAGAATGTTACCGCCGAGTGTACAGACAAACCGTTTGCGAGCAACGCCATCCCCACCAACGGCATGGCATTGAGCCTGACGTTCATGGTGAAGAATATCGCCAAGCGCGACGCACAAATTATCAAGTGCATGAGTGACAAACTTGGCTTTGTGCTGACGGGTGAGAAGTTTATCGTGAGTACCAACGGCGACAGCGCGGACGCACTGAAGAACGTTCAGAGCACGGCAGCAACCAGCTACCTTGACGGTGTGGTGTACCGCATCGACCTTGTGATAGAGCCGCAGGCGAGAGCCCCCTACTCAGGCATCATGCTGTGCAAGGTGTTCCAGAACGGTGACGAGGCAGCAAGTGTGCCAATAGACGTGAGCAACGGCTTCCCGAACATCGAGGACACTATCCACTTCGACGGCACCGACGCCGACCTGTATCTGTACGAGATAGTGCGCTGGAACACTTACTATGACTTCATTCAGGCGTTCAACAACTACATCGTTAACCTCACCGACACGCAAGCCATGCTGACGGAGTATGAGCAGAACAATGTCATGACGGACGTAACTGCCGAGGGGACGACGAAGCCCCGTCCTGACATGCAGAAACTGCTTGACCGTGGTATCATGGTTTGCGTGATGACAAGGACGAGTGACACGAACCTGAGCGAGGACGGCAGCCCGGTAACGGACAGCAAGATATACTATCCCGACTACATAGAGTCGTTGAAAGACAAGAAGACCAGCGTGCTGGAAGACTGGTATCTGTACTTCCCGGACCGCCCGTGGGCGAACTGCAAGGTAGAGGCCGTCCCGGTAACGAACCAAGGCACATCTACGCTGGCTTACGCTATTAAGAATAAGAAGGCGAAGTTCAAGAAGGCGAAGAAGATTACTCTTCTGTACACCCGTGAGCAGATTAGCGAGATGTACAACGGCGATGAGACAGTGCTTGCCAAGTACGACGACGCTGCCCAACTTGCTGCCAATAAGAATATACGCATCAAGGAAGGCAGTACACCCATCAATACCATCACGGTGAAGGTGGACTACTCCGACTCAGCCGGCGCCAATAACTGTGCGCTGATGGAGCAGATGAACGACACCCAGATGGCCCTTGGTACTGACTATATCACCCCGTCGCAGCGTTACAATACCAACAAGAGCGAAGAGCTACACAGCAGCATTGACGGTGTGACATGCGCCTTGTTCCGCACCGACTACAAGATAGGTCAGGACAAAGGTGCGGAAGCCGCCACGTTGCCTGAGAACGCCTATTTCCACTCTAAGGGCAACTTCAACGCCGACAAAGACAACCCCCACTTCTTTGGCTTCGAGGACGTGGAGGGCTATAACAAAGGCTGCGTGAACTACGGCGACTTCAAGGAGATAGTTACCCCTCGCGGCACCGCCATCGACGACTACAAGGCCACCGTGCTGAGCAATACCGACAGTCTTGTACCCGGTACGCTGTATATGCTCTCGGAGTTCTGCGGTCCTGAGACCCGCTTCTTGGAGAACGACGGCACCGGCACGATGACAGAGATAGACGCCGTAGCCGTTGACGACGACCACACCCTTAGCAAGACCCTTGCCGAGGTGCAGGCCGACGACGTGAGCAATTACGACTGGGGCGAGGCTTACAAGACGAGCGACGGCAAGTATGTACAGTACAAGGGCGGCAAGTGGAAGGACACCACTGGCAGCATGACCTTTGACAGCGCGACACAGAAATGGAGTATTGTAGGCCGAGTGCTTAACCCGGTAGAGTGTTACGATTACCGGCAGTACCAAGAGTTCTGCTGGCAGCAGGGCGTGAACAGCGTCGATGATATGTTGAAGACCCTCCACACCGACGACGGCGATGTGCCTGTGTGGAGCACATACTATGAGATGCGCTATCCTGATGATGATGATCTGAACGCACTGTATGCCGCAGGCAAGAAGGTGCCATACCAGTTGTACAGAGAGTTGGCGTTCTGCCAGCAGTGCAATCAAAACCTAAGTGAGGACGCAACAGCCAACGCAGCCACCAACACAGATGGCAGTGAGAAGATTTTTAATGGCGCTGGTGCCAGCACTACCATTGAACTTGACGGCTCCACCGTATCCGGTACGAAGGAAAACAGATTGCTCAAATGGCAACACGAGATGCACAACTACTTCTCGCCTTATTCCACTAACTGCTACGTTGTCACAAGCGACTACAAGGCTACCGTAGACCAGCGCGCCAAGAATATGATGGCCGCCGTGTACTTGGAGGCCGACGGTAAGATGCGCTTCTACTTCAACCACTGGTATGACGGCGACTCTTGCGATGAGGCCGATAATGACTGCTACCTCACTATCCCTTGGGATATGGACGGTGCGACGAGCCACCTGTATCAGGGTTGGGACGGTGTGATGTTCCAGCAGAGCTATGCGCTGTTTGCCAAGGGCGAAGGCGTATGGACGGACGACAGCGGCAGCGCGACGCTCACCCTCCATGACACGGCAGCAGCCATGCGCGCCACGAAGACCAGCACCGGCCTTGACATCTTCAGCGCCGAAGGCTGTTATCGCTACTGGATGACCAACCGCATATTGAAGTGGCCTAAGCTGGTAAGCAGCTTTGACGGTGAGCGCAAGTACATAGAGACAGCCACGGCAGCCGACAACCACTATCCGGCACTGCACGGACTACGCCTTGACAGTCTGCCTGCCTTCCAGCGCAAGCGCTTTGCCTACAGAGACGGTTACTACCAGACCGGCGACCTGTTTAAGAAATTCTTCCAGGCACGTATGATGGGACCTATCACCGTGAAGATAACGGCAGCGCAGGACGGCTATTTCGGTATGGGTGTAGACTCAACGAACTCAGCGAAGTATGCTTGCTATCTGAAAGCCGGAGAGAGCTATACCTTTAGCGACGCAGCCGCCGGAGAAGGCGGCAAGCTGATATACATCTTCGGTGCGGACAAGATAGGCGCCCTTGACCTGAGCGGATGCACGCCCAAGAATTCGAACTGGATGATAGCCGACTGCACGCTGCTTAGAAAGCTCATCATCGGCGGAGAGAGCTACGCACCCGCCTACACGACAGACATACTGAGCGCACTGAGCCTTGGGCAGATGCCCTTCTTGGAAGAGATAGACATCAGGAACACCAAGATACTGACGCTTAACGCCAGCGGGTGCCCACGGCTGAAGAGCGTACTTTCTGAGAGCAGCTTGCTCCAGACGTTCAACGTAGCCGAGGCGAGCCCTATAGAGACCCTGCACCTCCCGGGCAGCATGACCGACCTGAAGTTTGTGAACCTGCCCAAACTGGCTTATGGCACGGGAGGCGGGCTGACAATAGCCGGTCTTAGCAATATCAAGACGCTGACGGTGAACGGCTGCCCGTACATCGACGGTGTAACACTGCTTACCGACGTCGTGAATGGAGGAGCTTCACTGACGGGCGTGAGCATCAAGGACATCAGGACCATCAGCGAGGCGAGCGTGCTGCAATCGTTGAAGTCAGCCGGTACCATCGGTCTGAACTCAGAGGACAAGACCGTTTGCGACGGTCTCAGCGGTCAGTGGACGATGAAGAAGTACACCGACGAGGACGTTCTGAATAGTTTGCAAGCATACTTCACGGGGCTTGATGTTCGTCAGAGCCCATACTCTGACTATGTGGAGGACGACTTAGTCGACGACACGGAGAATGTCTCCAACCTTGACAACGAGACGGGCTACCAGTTCAGTAATACCTACACACCGAGTGGCCATATCTTGAAGATACGGCAGAAGAGTGTGCCAGTGAAGGGAAAGTATGACGCAGCAACTAAGAAGATGACTTTAACGAAGATTAGCGAGACAGACTACACGAAATATGCTGATGGCTCTAACTTCGATAATAAGGACACCTTAGGCGAAATGTACGATTGCTTTATGTATATCCCGCACTTCTGGTATAAGGGTATCAATGACTTCAAGACGCAACAGAAACACACGTTGCTAAGTTCCTTAATGCAGGAGCCGGAAGCCACGTACACTAAGAAGAACCAGCCGAAGCTTAGTGAGATACTATATGCTGACAACAAGGGTGTGCAGACTACAGGTATGACTAAGGGCAATGCGTTCACGGACGATTACCTTGTAACCCTTAGTAACTGCACAGTCTATCGTCTCGATGTGGAGGGCATGAAGCAGGTGAGATACCCGACTATTAACCATGTCCAGTATGGTAGCTGCTTTGTCGGTAGTGATGGTAAGATAATACAGGCTGATACCCTTGCAATAACTGGTACTGCTAATTCGCCTTTGGACTTCTTCCCAGAGCAGGGAGACTACGTATATCGTGGTGTTCCTACGGGTGCAAAGTGGCTCTACTTCACGGCTAACAGAGGTTTGTCCGATGATGTGATGGTAAGGACCGTAGATAGCTCTGATATCGAAGCACTCGAGGACTGGGTGGAGCATAAATCTACTCTTGTCGGTATCTATGGTGGAGCTGTTGACGATTTAGGCTACCTGCGTAGTGTTTCCGGGAGAAAGACATGTACTGGAGATGGAACTTCGACAACGTATGCCGACTGGAAATATGACAGCAAGGGCAATCCTACCTCAATGCCTACTGGGACACTGCACTATACTTACCAAGATATGCTTAACTTGTGTATCTTGCGTGGTGAGGGCTACCATGCCACTGACTATACGCAGGGTAAGGATATAGCAGTACTTTCTAAGTGCTATACTGGTAACCGAGACGATCAGCGCTTCTATGGCTTTGGCTGCGGATGCCAGTACGCTACTGGACAGAGGGACAGCACAGGAAAGGCTGATACCGTCTATGGCCAGGATAGTGGAAAGCCTAATAAGATTTTGGGCTTGGAGGGCTTCGTAGGCTGCAACTGGGAGATAATGGATAATATCGGCTGTAACATCAAGAGCTTTGCGAGCTGGAAGGCTAACAAGCGTACCGACAACGGAGCTGATGATGTAGTAGATGGTATATACCATATCTATGATATGCACACAGACAGTGAGCGAACTGTACAGGGCTTGATGTCGCAGGCACAAGGCTGGACGGGAAATGATATAGCAAGAGTAAGACATGGAAGGTATTGCGACACGCTGACATCATCGCTTAATAGCGATACGTCTAAGTGGTCTACCAACTATGCTTGCGCAAGCTATATGGCACACTCTAAGGGGCGCTGCGTGGGTCGTGCGAACTTCGGTGCGGACTCGGATGGCGGTCTCGTTTACTCGGACGCGAGCTACGCTTCTTCGTACTCGAACTCGAATAGCGGTGTGCGCCTTGCCTTCGACGGAGTGCTGGCTAACGAGAGCGACATCGACAGCGAGATAGCGTAAAACGAAAAGCGTGGAGGTCGTGGGGTGCAGCTCCACGACTGACCACGGAAAAGGTAGAGGACTTCTTGGGCGCTGCGTGGGTCGTGCGAACAACAATGCGAACTCGAATGGCGGTCTCGTTTACTCGAACGCGAACAACGCTTCTTCGAACTCGAACTCGAATAACGGTGTGCGCCTTGCAATCTAAGATATTAATCGTCTCTATGGAGTGATACCACTGGCTGGTATGTGTCTAAGGGCGAGAAGTCCGAGCCTCGGCAAAAGCATACTTCTTTGGAGGTGTGGAAAGCGGAAAAATCTAAGGCAGTGACCTATGACAGGTGAGTAGACAAAAGGCTGAAAGTCTCAACGGTCACGTGATGAAGGAAAATTAAGATACTCTCTTATATGAGTAAACGATACGGCTATCTGATAGACCAAATCACGGACTATGGCAATATGTCGGAAGCCTTTGATGAGGTTGTAGGAGGGCTAAGGAACAAGGAACGGAAGGCGTACTACGAGGCTAAGCGTAGCAGGGTGATAGCTGACTTGCAAGCCTTGATAGTCGCCGGACGTTTCCGTGTTGAGAGCTACACGGAGTTTGAGGTTAAGGAAGGGCCAAAGATACGTAAGGTACAATCACCGAGTGTCAAGGACAGGATAGGCTGCAATGCGATAATGAGAGTTGTCGAGAAATATGTCTATCCGAGTGTAATAAGAACGAGTGCCGCGGGTATCAAGGGCAGAGGTATGCACAGACTATACAGGAAGGTGCGCACCGATATTCGCCACGATAAAGAAGGTACGAGGTATTATTACAAATCTGATATAAGGAAGTTCTACCAGAGTATAGACCAAAAAGTAATGTGGGGTGTCATACTGGAATATGTGAAAGACCCGATATTATTGCCGATACTAAAGAACCTCGTAGAAATGATGCCGGAGGGGCTGTCGATAGGATTAAGGAGCAGCCAATGTTTTGGCAACTTGCTACTGGATCGCATCGACCATCTGATGAAGGAAAAATACCACGTAAGGTATTACTACAGATATTGTGATGATATAGTCATGATGGCAGCTACTAAGAAAGAGCTATGGCGGCTTCGAAACATACTGCATAGGGAAGTGGAAGCACTTGGACTGGTTATTAAGCCAGATGAGGCTATACGACCAGTAACGGAGGGTTTGGACTTCTTAGGGTATGTAGATGATGGCAGCCATACGAGATTGAGAAAGAGAACAAAGCAGAGAGCCGCACGGAAGCTGGCTAAAGTCAAGAGCCGGAAAAGAAGGCAGGAGATAATAGGAAGCCTTAAAGGCATGGCTAAGTGGGGAGACTGCAATAATATGTTCTACAAATTAACGAAACAGAGAATGAAAAGTTTTAAAGAACTGGGCTTGCAATATGTCGCTGAAGATGGAAAGAAAAGATTTGGCGGCAAGCAGGTTACTCTTAGAAGTTTGCAGAACGTGCACATAAAGATTGTGGACTTCGAGACAGAGGTGCCCACCGAGAACGGACTGCGTACGGTGGTGTCATTCGAGTATGACAATGGAGAAACCGGTAAGTATTTCACGGCAGACAAACAACAGCTATACTACCTCGAAGAAGCGAAGAAGATGGGCGAAATACCCTTTGATACCACAATAGGGTCGGAAGTGTTCGGAAGTGGTAAGGTAAGATACATATTCACTTAAATAACTAAGAGCTATGTTTGATAAGATTTACGGCGCTACACAGCGTCAAGACGGGCTTACTAAGATAGGCCGGAACAAATACGAGGCCATCTATGGCTTCGGCAAAGATACGATGGGCAATTATAACTGGAGGGAGATGTTCACGAAGAAGCCTTCCGTTGACACCATTCGCGAATCAATATACCAGGTCATCAATGATGCAGTGAGTGAAAAGATACTCAGCGGCATGACCTACAACGGTAATCAGGTGTGGCTGTCGGCCGAGAACCAGCGGAACTATCAGATCGCCGCTTTCCGCCTGAAGGCAGGTGACGAGACAATCCTTCCCGTCAAGGTCAAGATGGGTACCGATGCCTCTCCGGTCATCACGGAGTTTGCCACCACGGCAGACTACCTGAAGTTCTTCAACGGCATCAGCGATCACATCTCTGATACCGTCAACGCCGGGTGGATAGAGAAGACCTCTGTAGACTGGGCAGTCTATGAAACAGAAGAATAACATCATGAATGACATCAAAGCATTGCTCATAGGAGTGGTGAGCTGCATAATCACCCTTTTGAATCCCATCCGTGACTACATGACCGGGATGCTCATTGTATTCACGTTCAATTACCTGGTAGGATGGATAGCCGACAGTGTGAACGGCGGAAAGTGGAGCATGAAGAAGACCCTGTCTTTCGGGATGCAATGCTTCGTCTTTTTCGGAATCATAGTTTTTCTGTTCTTGATAGGGCATTTCATGCACAAGCAGGCAGAAGCACTTGTAGGAGTACAGTATGTATGTATCATAGCCGTTTGGGCGTACTTGAGAAATAGTTTCCGCAATTTACGGGATCACATCCTGAAGAAAGGCAGTACTATGTGGTTGATCGTGGACATCCTCTATTTCATCATCTCCTTCGAGATGATAGAGAAACTGCCGAGCGTAAAGAAATATATTGAGCATAAAGATGAAAATAAACCAAACAATTAATGAAAATGAAAAAATACCAAGGAACAAAGATTATTATGGGTGCACCGATGTCGGCAGATGAAGCCTTGAAAAAAGGTTACAAGGTTGGCAATCATATAGGAGAAAAAGGTTATGAAATAGAACATAAGGATGGTTATGCAAAAACAAGTATTCTAGCTCCCTTCATATTGTCATGGGAGAAAGGCTATTCCGACAGAGCAGACGATCCGGGAGGTCCTACGAAGTATGGCATAACGCTAAAGACATGGAAGGCCTATGGCGATGATAAAGACAAGGATAAAAACGGCGTCATTGACAAATATGATGTCATGAGAATTAATAAGGATGACTTTGATACGATATTCAAGAAACATTTCTGGGATGTCTGCAAGGGGGACCTGATAAAAGACCAGAGTATTGCAAATATCATTATTGACTGGTTCTACAACAGCGGATATCATGCAATATGGAACACACAGGCTCTCCTCGGATTAAAAATCAGTAATCTTGTAGGACCAGAAATGATAAACGCTATCAACAAGAGGAATCCCAAAGACTTATTCGTTGCCTTGTGGAAGAAAAGGAAATCCTATTTGGAGGGACTTAAAGGGTTTAAGACAAACGGAAAGGGATGGATGCATCGTCTGAACAGTATAGGATACGGGAAGCTTATACTCAACACAAAAGGCAAGCAGACCATAACATTTTAAATGATCATTTTTAGTAACATTAAATTTTTAGAGAAATGAAAAAATTTTGGATTAAAGTAAAGTTGGTTTTCAGCAAACGGTATGAATGGCTTGTTTCCGACCTTCAGAAGAATGATGATGTCGTAAAACATCTTGCCCCAACAGCCATTAGAATTTGTAACTTCTTAAAAGAATACAACGGATCAGCCATTGCCGTTGATCTTGAAAAGTTTCTGACGGGACTTGGAAATCCTGTAATAAAGGAAGGGGTTAATGTCATAACTACCATCCTTTCTGATGCAGTTCTTGATAAGATTATTGCTGCCCTGAACATCGCGGACAAAGCAGCTTCTGTAACAAACGCTGCAGACAAACTGACACTGATCTTGAACTATGTGAAAACACTGGAAACTTCTCAACGGGCAATTGCATGGACTACTGTTTCTGCGGCAATCACGTCTGCCCTCACCGATGGCAAGATTTCATGGCTGGAACTGTACGGAATTGTTAAGAAGATCTATGCTAGCAAGTCTAATTAATAAGAGTGGCGGCAAGCGAAAAGTAATACTGCTGCTTGTCGCCGTTTCTGTCTTCATATTTTTCCTGTTCCGCTATCATAGTGCTCAGAGGAAATATGAGGAATATAAACAGAAAAGTGAGCTTCTTTCTCACACGGTAAGTGCCTTGAAAGACAGTGTGCGGACATACAAAGTCCGCATCGGGAACTACAAGGTAAATGTCGCTGAGGCTCCTACGCTGTATGTTGACCGGAAGAATCTTGCCGGACAGTTGAAAGACCAGAAGAAGGATCTTTCTGCACTTGGAATAAGGATGAAAGATCTCGAATCGGCCACGCGGGTTGCGACTGCAACAACAGACACAATCCAGATGCCAGTATATCAAGACTCCCTACAGTTTCTGCACGCAGAGTACCGTGATTCCTTCACGGTCATCAATGCCACGATATACCGTGATAACCGGGCACAAATTGATTATCAGGCAAACGAGGTATATGACTTATATAACTACAGGGCGTACCGGCACAGATTCCTATTTTTCCACTGGGGCCGTTCAGACCGTTATGTCCTTGTACCGCATAATCCGAAAACCAGTACAACAATCAGAAGCCTGAAGATTATTAAATCAGAATAAATTTATATTTTATGACAACACTAGTGCAACAGATACTTATATTTGCCGTATGACATTGTCAGTTACCATATCCCGCAAAAGCGTGATGGGCCTCGTTGAGGGCATCAGCGTGACGATCAGCCAGCACAATGGCGGAACACCGTCATTTGAACAGTTGTGGGCATCAGATTCAGAGAGCCCGAAACTGGATATTTATTACCGGGAAGCTATCAGTGATCTTGAAAAAGCATTGTCACATTATGTGGTCACATCCACTGCAATGTTCGATCTGCAGGCATTAGGGAGCGATTATGTACTTCAACTGAATTTGGCTGACGCCTGGTCTGATAAGCTGACCGGCGTTCTGAAAAATAAGATTCAGGACTATCTTGTACATGCCGTTACGGCCGGATGGTTAAATGACTTTGATGGTCTCACCATCAAACAGGACTATCAAGCTATATCAACACAGGACATCGAGGACATCAAATACCTGTGTTGCCAAAAGACTTTCAGTTTTACAGAACATCAACGTGCAGGAGACTCAGCATCCGATACGGATGGTAATGAGCCATCAGTAGGAAGCAGGGAGCAAGACATCAGTAAGGCTCCCTCCGACGTACCGGTTGAGGCAGGAACACGTACTACTGATAATGCCAAGACTAAGGAAGATGCATCAGCAGGCAGCAGGGAGCAAGACATCAGTAAGGCTCCCCCCGACGTACCGGTTGAGGCAGGAACGCGTACTACAGATAATGCTAAGACTAAGGAAGATACATCAGCAGGGAGCAGGGAGCAAGATGTCAGTAAGGCTCCCCCCGACGTACCGGTTGAGGCAGGAACGCGTACTACAGATAATGCTAAGACTAAGGAAGATACATCAGCAGGAAGCAGGGAGCAAGATGTCAGTAAGGCAGTAGGTGGAACAGAACAAGCTACAGGTACCCGCCATGAAGATAACAGCATTGTAGATCTAAGGAAGGATTGGACAAATTGGAGCGGAGCATGTGGTTTCTTATTCCATCATAGAAGATTTAAAGATAATCAAAAATGACAACAATTAATCCAATTACATTAACGTTTGACCTTGGCGAAGTGACCAGTGACATCCTAGCCAAGTGTAATCTAATTTCGCAGAGCATCCATGACCAAGCGCAGGATGACATAAAAGCGAATGTCAATGAACCTGATAGTCCGGAAACAAGAAGTATTATTTGCCGGGCAATCACGGAAGCTTTTGGAAAAGTTAAAGTAGCCTGTCAGCGGTATCTTTCAACGGGAAGATCTACTGATACGAATGCTCTTGAGCGCCTTGTAGCTTCAACGGCTACAGACAGTAGCGGTAATATAACAGCAATTACTTATGAGACTGTAGTGCTCTCGTTGATTATTCCGAATTTCAATTCCGCAGTGACCGACCACCTCAAGAGTGCCATTCACAAGTATGTTGTAGACTATACGATGTACAGATTTTTACAGGATCAAGTTGCCGATAAGGCAAAAGAATATAAAGACCTGGCAGATAACGAGGATTACAAAAATATTATCTCCGACATTAACGCCCGGGAAAAATATACTATGCGTCGTCCGAGCTTTATATAGATTAAATTCATGCTAATAACATAATTCAGGTTTTAGTTTTTTAAGGTAAATTTTCTTGATTATCAAGGCCGCGTCTTCATGTGAATGAGAACACGGCCTTTTTTAGAATTTAAGGACCTTTATCCCGGTTGATGTAGCCACATCTAGTTCCAACTTGCACCCCTTTGACAATTCCCATCCTGGCATAAAATAGATATACTGACATCTGAGGAGCATGTACATATCAGCCTTCATGTGTTGCCTCCAGTTAGAAGTTTGCGGAAGTCCGTTGTTAAAAGGATTTACAGGTACATAGCCGGATGCCCGAAGTTTTTCCTCCTCTTTCCGGAAGGCCAATATTCTTTCCGGAAGATCGTAATGTGCAATCGGTCCGGAAATGTAGACACGCCCACAAGTTGTGGATCCCGGCATTTCAGTTTGTAAAGAGAAATGGAATTCATCTATCAGTCTTTTCGCATCTGTTCTAAAGGTTTTATCCTCCGTCACATATACTGTTTTTGATTTTGTATCAATTCTAACTCCTTTATTCCTCAGTCTGTAGATGAGGCTACTTTCTGCACTACTCATAGTTTTTGATATTTGTCAGTAATTTCAAGATTGGTCTGATAATATTTCTCTCCCTGTGACATCTGTAAGTACAGGGCGAGACGGAAGAACCTGTAGGAATGTGCAGGCAGATAATTTTCATGGTCCCTGGCCGAACGTCCGATATAATACCAGGATTTATTATCATTTGATCCGAAGAACACCAGTAAGCCCTGTGTGTTATTGTCTCCGAGTTGCGAGAAACCCTCTACGGCCTTCATGACGCCCTCGAACGAAAGTGTACGGGTAACAATAAGGCCGGCATATTTTGCCGTGTTTGCATAGTCATATTTCTGATCCATCTTTATCACAGATCCGTCGAGTTTCTGCAGATACGGGTACGGATATGAATTGAGAGCCGTGAGAGGTGTATCAATCAACATGGTACTCCAGGCATTATCCCTGATAGAATAGACTAGCGCAACCTCCTTGCCATCTGATATATCCCCAGCAGAAGCCGAAGCGGGTATTACCAGGAGCCTGTTATTTACAAAGTCGTACAAGACGCTCCCGCCCTTAAAGTATTCAATTGGTGGTGTTGAGAAATCTATGAGCTGTTGAATCCCCGTATTCTCGTATTTTCCCCCACTATCGAACAGTGCGGCCAGAGCAGGAAGTTTTGTCCGGACATTAAAGAAAGGCCCATCGAGAATGTCAGAGAAAGATGCCACAGACGATTCCACTACTTTGTTTAAAGACCGGTCAGTAGCAAATACTACGGACTGGTCAAGTTGAGTGATGGAAGCAGGATTAACACAGACTTCTCTCGATATTGGGTGAATGGAAGAATATGTACCCGTCGAGGAAACTTGGAGTGCCCATATCCCATCAGTGGCAAAGGCCATAAGCGGATACTGCCCGAATTGTCCTTGTGAAAGCGCGCGCGTTGCTGCAGCAAGTCCTTTTATTATACCCATACCAACCGTATTAATGCCGGCTACAGGAAAGTAATAAGGATTATTTGCTTCTGACGTATAGACTTTATTAGGAAGCCTGACCACACGATCTGGTGTATAGACAAAACTATCCAGTATAGTTGGAGAATAGTCCTTCGAGAAGTTACCGATTGCAAATGAACCGTTGAGTTCCTTGCATGCCACCATATCGAACTGTGCAATATAGTTGAGTTTACCGGTTGTTTGATAGAATATGATCATCCTGTCTGCTCTCGCATCCGGATAGAACTTCGGCAGGTTAAAAAGTGCATAACTTTCCACCGAAACAAGATAAGAATTCGCCCCCGGGACATCTACATACTTATAGCCATCATCCGTGTTAAGGCGAACAACAATTTTTAAGATTGCTACTACCAGCCCCTCTTCTGTAAGGGTAGTATCATACGGGAATAATTGTATGTCATTAAAGCCTGTAAATAACTGCTCATTTAGATTGAATAAGTTGATTCTATGATTATATACATACGCACCGGTCGGGAACAGATTATTGTGTGTCTTGTAATCGTCAGTCATCTGTTCCTGAACCTCTAGATTCACAATGGCAGATTTGTCTAAAGGCAGCTCTGTATCTGCAGTTGTCTTCAAATCAGTCACTTTGAATGAATAGATTTTAAAGAATTGCGCCACATCTACAATTTTATTTGCGAATGCTTCATTAGAAAGGCCCGGAATATCCGCCGTTATATTGACCGGTTGAGTACCGTTGTAGGTAAACACCTCCTGCCATGGTCCCTCCTTGCAGTAGTCATCAGAGAGTATCGAGCAGTCCTTGATAAGCACAGAATTATCAGCTTTCGTGATAGGTGCAGAGACGAATATGTCTATTGACTTGATGATGTCAGACCATTCTTGCAATTTTGCTACCACCGAGTTACCTATAATCTGATAGCACAGCGCCACGTTGCGTGGATGGTACATGAACGTAGCCTTGTTGATAGAGAAGGACATTTTGTTACCACTGCTGTCATTTCGGTTTACCGTAATGGTATCATCCAGACCAACGGTCTTTGCATCCGCTGATAAATGTGCATTCATCACATAAATCTTATAGCTGTTTGGTATAAGGACGGGCATGAAGACAGGAGCCGAGTGCATGACCATAGATCCATCATACATGCGATAGCAATAGCGGACGAAGAAGTTAGCATAGAAATGCCCCTGTTTGGCTATATAATTATTAGTCCGGTTAATTAGTGCCCAGACGGCCTCCGTAACAGCAGACTGTTCATCATTATTTATGCTGAGGCAGTTGTCTCCTGCTGAATATGCAGAGGATTTGGTAATGGTCTTGAACATATCACCGCAACTTACAGAAGTCTCCTGGAAGGCTTCCCAATATCCGGCTTCCGAACTGTCACAAGTAACACCTCCGTTTTCATAGTCCCCGGACTTGTTGGTACTTATATCAAATTGGATAGTTACGAATGGTGGCTTCTGCCCGAGGTATTTATAAGTATTTGATGTATTTTTCCAAAGGATATAGTGTAAGCCATCAGAAGCAAGAACGATGAGGGTATTGCCGACCGATTGAATATTATTGACACTTACCCCATCATCAAACTGCTTGATCAGTCCTCCGAAGGTACCGTTATCTTGATACCAGTACAGTTGCTGATATGCAGCAGCATTATTGTTGGCCGAATCCGTCAATGTAAGCTGTCCTATTAGATGTGTATAGGAAGTAGTGACATGAACATATTTTAATGTAACCGTTTTCGGTGCCGAAGCGTCATTGTTCGTTAATGCATGGGCAAGTGCAGTCCCAGACAGAACAGACGGGCGGACAGCACCATCACGAATTTCGACGCCACCGCAAAGTGCTAGTTCACCGTTTTTTACCGCCAACTCGTCTTTCACAAGTGATAATCCACGATATCGTATAGGTTCATTCATCTTATTTTTCCTTTCTGTTTCCAAATGCGAAAATAGTCATTATCTTTCCCCGTCTTCCTGACAGGAACATATTCACGAGTAATCCATAAGCGAGTCAACCTGGCCGTTGGGTCAACGTTATAATCATATAGCAGATGTGCAGGTTGAACCCGACCGTCAAAAGAAATCTCGTACCAATACTTTCGGAGAAAAAATAACGGTCGACGTCGCACATGCTGTATTGTCGTCGCTCTCATGAGGCAGCTCTGTGCAGGTACAATGGCCCATGAACCGTCAATAAAGCCATTATCATCATTCCTGTTATCCGTTATTCGAACAAACATACACACCCTACTGGTCATCTCCTTTGCAATATTTTTGTGAACCAGAATCTTGTGTTTACTTGGTTTGTCTGGTAACAGTTCCCTTTGCCGTCCATCCTTATTAACCAGCAATACATCTGTCAGTAATTTTGTCCGGACAGTTTTAACTGATTTAGGAAGATGAAAAACTCTTTTCATGTTAGCAATCCGTTCTTGGACAGCATTGGCACGTTTTATATTGACACGTTTTTCAGGATCCTTGTAAGAATCATCCGTGTATATGATTTTATCATCCCGAACAATTCTATGGTCGTTGGCAGAAGCCGTTTTGACCCGTTTCCTTGTATCCTGGTAATTCTTTACTTTCTTAATCTTTTGCATATCTGATTATCTTATATTTGTATGTATCACAGACAGTTTTCTTATCTGCCAGCGTATTGAATATCGGGCATGGAACTTTGTCGTAGAAAGCACATAACGTACACTTTACAGGAACCGCAGCCTGATTGGCTGCAATCTGTAATTTTTTAATTGCATCAAGATTACCATGTAGCATCTTGACCTGCTGCATAAGATAGGCTCCATTTCCTGCATCAACATGCTTATCTCTGCTAACGGCAGCTTTTTCCACATCTGTCATAGGCACAGCTTTGCAAATATTCCCAAAGTTATCATATAATTTCCCCGGGATTATAGGTCTTGCTGTCCTAATGTTTGGTATAGGATGCTTGAAATATTCATGCAGCCAAGCCTTAAATAAATCCAAATAATATTTTTTCATTTTCACTTTTAAATTTAGTACTATCAGTTTATAACTCTGTCATAAACAATTTATTTATCTTCTAACCTAAAATGGCAATTACCAAGCTCATCAGAAAAGATGGAGCAAGGTAGATTCGTGTAATTGTTGCTTTCACACCAGTAGTTGAGGCTGCAATTTTTACAGCCATCTATAAAATCATTTTTATCCAGGACAATTCTGTGAACAGAACCTAAGAGAACAATTTTATTTGTTGTTACCATCTTCAACGCCTAACATTTGTATGGCCTGATCCCGTAACTCTGCTGCCATAGCTGTAAACTTATCACATTCCTTCAAAAGCGATCTTATAGCTGTACTTTTTGACGAGCCAGGATCTCCAACAATTTTTTTTCCTTTGTAGCTTCCCATCGCCTGATACTTCAACACTTTCCCTTTAGAGAAAGTGCAAGCTACAATCTGTATCGAGGCTGCTGTTTTCTTTGCCATGATTAAAATTTATTGCTGAGGCTAAAGCCTCTTGATTTCTTCCTTTAATAAATTGATCTGAGAATTTACAGACGCCACGAGATTATATCTCACTCCTTTTGGCAATTGCATACGCATATCAGGTTCGAGTGATGATTGAATAATGATTTTAGCATTATCTTCTGATAGCATTCTCCTGGCCTTTTCGTATTCAGGAAGTTCCTCAGCTATTTCACTTAATCGTTCTAAATTTTTAATATCCGCCATAATCCTTCGTATTAGGTTTTATCTCAACTTGTGCATCTTATGCACTTCTTTATTACCCTGAATAAGATAATTATAATCGTCTTGGGTTATTCTTTTCTCAGACAATTCTTTCCTGTAAGCTGCTTTTTCTGTTGTATATGTTGATGCGCAGCCACAAAGCATACATAACATACAGATAATTAATAACTTTTTCATAATCTATAATTATTTTTTCTGTTCTAATATAACTGAATCGTTTTGTTCACACACCTCTACTGCATTTATTGCAGAGAAATCTTCAGAGGAAAAATCAGATGGCCAACCTTTGATCACATCATATTCTCCATAGCCATCATTAACAAGTTCTTCAAGTTTATCTCTTAATTCTTTTACCGTCATATTCTGTTTTCTATTTATTTTACTAAATCAAAACTATAGACCCAAACAAATGGGTTCTTATTCCACGAACCTTTACCAATGAGTTTGTCAATAAGATAAGAAAATAGTTCACGGGGATGATTAAAAACAGATTTCCCATTAGGAATCCATACCTGTCCGATTGGGTTTATCCGTACTCCTTCTTTTATACAATCATCATATGATATGTCCAACAAATGTTGTGGAAACACATTTGTAATTTTGATTTGATGTGGCATCAAATCAGTCTTAACGAACATTTTATTACGCCAACCTGCCACTTCCTTATGATTCCTCTTGAATTTTTCTTTAGTAGCACCGTCTGTCATCTGTTTATAAACAGATTCATAACTTTGTGCAATAGCGACTTTTTCTCCTACAACATACTTGGGCTTGCATTCATAACTGTTGTAATCATCATGAATATAAAAGGTCTTTTTCTCGTAGAATTCAAATGTTCCTGAAATTCTTTTCATTTCCTTCATTTTTTAACGTTCTTGTTTTTGTTCTATCGTCTAAAAATCAATAAATATGGCTATAAAACTTGCTTACTAAAGAAATATAAATTACTTTTGCAATACTTGATGCAAGTTCTAAGTCATATACTTAGCTTCATATAAGCCTCACTCTGCAAAAGTGGGGCTTTTTCTATCTTTTTAATACATCTTGGTAGAAGGATATGCCTTTATATCGCTGTCTGCAGCATAGTCCTTAATTCCTTTAACTTTGTAAAAGTAACGACCATAAGGGTCTTTTGTGACTTCGGTAATAACCGAAACTTTTCCAATTAGTTTTTCGTTTGGGTGATTTACAACTTCTACTGTGTCGCCAACATTAAATTTGCTCATAATTTATTTATTTTAAAATCAATACTCAGTTCTATAGGCTTACGCCTGATTTTCTTATTAGACCTAATTGTGCTTACTTGTATTAATTTAGCCTCGTTATTTGTTAATTTATTGTTAATTTCTGACGTTTTCTTCTGATTTAGACCACTAAATAGCCACTCAAAAACTTTTAGATAACCGATATCTAAGTGATTATGCTCGTGATCCCAATGAGCTGATTTGAAATTTTCAATTATTTCTCTGGTCACATCTATGGGTTTCGCATAATTTATAGAGAGCCAGTTGATTTCTGTCGGACTGACTCTTAATGACATGGACCCTGTTTCATCAATTTTCAACAGGTCGGCATCATAGTTGTAACCGCAGAAAGATACGTGCACCCTCATTCTTGATGGCTTAGCAAGTAAACTTTCTAAAGACACGTCACTCTTCATAAATCAATTTTACCGATTCAGTATGGATAATGACTACATTCAGAGAATCCGGATTAACATTTTTCCTTACTTTAATGTATGGATTCGGGTATGTACCTGCGATCGGGCCAACATCTCTCATATCTGCATTTATCGAGAAGGAACGTGTCCTTGGATATTTTTCATCAAGTTCTTTACATTTATCCATGATGTCCTTCTTAACAGACCGAAACATATAGCGAGACATCACCACATGGTCATACTTATTTTCTATATATTGTTGCAGTTCGTAACCTTTTTGTTTAACTGCAAGATAAGACTGCACTGTTACAAATATTTTATCTGTCATATTTCTGCTTTTTGTTATTTTATTCCTTCTCTCCAGGGCGTACATTTCTGATTTGTAAAATATTCGGCCCAGAGTGCTGTGAATTGTCGTCCACAATATTTGGCCAACTCTTCGCTTTTCAAAGCAAGGCGAGCAGCGTAGGTCGTATCCGTAATCGAAAAAGCGTCACTCGAGGCGACGCACCCGAGACCGCAGTTCGCACCGTCACTCGCATCCCCGCCGAAGAGGCAAAGCCCATTATCATCTTTCCATTTATCATCCTTGTCTTCAAGTTCTTCCGGGTACCAAATACAAAAATAATTATACCATCTTACTTCTTCTTTCGAAAAAGTTGGCTCCCAACCTTCATTAATGGCCTTGATAATAGTTTCAAGTTTTATGTAGGCTTTATCACTTACTGATACGTGAATACCAAGATCATCTTTACTTGCACTCCCACCGCACAGGCGATAGCGAAAATCTATCGGATCTTCCCCAAGGACTCTACATGCGTCCTCATAACTTTTTACTCTTTCAGTAATTGGGAGATCTTCTTCTTTCTTTTCATCTACAAGCGTCAGGACATTGTCTATCCATTCAACTTTTTTCCCATCAGGGACTTGTAACTTAACTTCTTTCATACTCATTATTATTTTTAATTATAAATCAAATAAGCTTCTTTTGATGTCGTAATTCCAGACTAACATTTCCGTTTTATTTCTACTCTTATGAGCATAATGTGGAATCATTACTTCTCTACTAATAGACTCCTGATTCCAATCATTGTTCTTGATATAGCTCTGGAGAATACGGCTATTAAAATTGCTAAGGATGAATCTGCCTTTAATGTCGGCCAGAGTTATTAACAAGTTTTCAAAATCAGATTTAGAGTATCCTCTATAATGTTTCTGATCTGCACCAATATATGGCGGATCGCAATAGAAGAAAGTATTCGGAGTATCACGTTCCCGAATAACTTGTATGGCATCGTGGCAACTTATTTGCACATTACACAATCTGTCATGTATGGCTTTTGTAAATCTATTACGATGAGAGTCAAGAGTCACTCCTATATGGCTGCCTCCTGTGCCATTGTCTCTCTTCCACCCACCAACAGGAGTAGCCATTATGCTCATGTTAGTCATAACCCATAAAGCCCAGGCCTTATCAACTTTAGTATGATATTTTGGATGATTGTATATTCTTTTAGCTTCGTTGAACAAAGCTTCGCTGCAAAGCGTATGTTGAACTTTAAACTGTAAAGCGTCAAAATTCTCAATGCACTGTTGATAGAAATTGATAAGGAGATTATTCGTATCATTAATGACTTCCAGAAAAGATTTTCCTTTAGCAAAGAAGACAGCTCCGCCACCGAAAAATGGTTCACAGTAGATCTTATGCTTTGGGATCATGGATATAATCTTACTTGCTAGCTGCTGCTTCCCTCCATAATATGTGATTGGTGTATGCATAATATCACTTATCTGTTTTTCCATGTTCTTTTAATAGTAAGGCTTTCCTGGCATTCAGAATATCATATGTTTTTGATATTACACTGTCAACCTGCCTTTCTATATCTATACTCTCCTTAAGGTACATCTTGGCCTGCTCTGGGTTCTTTTTTCGAGCTGCATAATAGTTACGTTGAGCTGATCGCATCTTTGCCACCAGGTTGAAAAAACTCCGTGCCTTTTCCTTACTCATGAATGTTTCTCCTTTTCCACCACCGATACAAGCTTACCGTATGGATCGAATACGATAGTGCTTGACCAGTCAGAAGTTTTCCCGACATCAACAGCAATAAGATACCTGTTCTGTGCCTTTTCCTTACTCATGAATCTTATCCTCCTTTGCGGTTTCCGGTCCAAATAGACGATATAAATATTCTCTCACTTCCCTTGCCTTCAGTTCCGCCATTACATGAGCACCATTAAATTTAAACAGCTGATCATACATAAACATTGCTCCCTTGACGGCAGCGGCGCAATCAGGATCACCACCCATCCAGCATGCTACGGCTTTCGCTAACTCCGTGTTGTTACCAGCCCCGCATACTCCGACAGTTCCATCATCAATTTTAGCGATCAGAAGGTAGCATTCATTACTCTTATCAATATTCTTGCTTTGCAGGGATTTAATAATCTCTTCTATTTCCTTTTTGTTCATAATCTGTTATAATTTATGTTTAAAAACATCCATAATACTTGTTTCTGAAATCGACTTGACCACATAAGGAATCATTGATGTTTTCATAGCCTCATCAATATGCTTCCGGGCAGCTTCAATATTGCCTGCGTTCACGAGATAATTGACATAGGAATGCTTTTCCTTCTCTGTTTTCTCGTCAATGTCATTGAATTGGAGTTTTGCCTTATACCACTTATCGTCCGCCTCAACGTTGCTCAAGAATATTTCGCTGTATGAAGCACGACTAATCGTCTGGATAGTCATTTCTCCACTAATGTAAGAAGACATTTCCTCAATGATCATACTTTCTGCTTCTGTAAAGCTCATGGCGTCTACGACGTAGAGCTCTGTTACTCGCTTCTGCAAGCCATCTTCCATCATCTTCTCATATCTGATCTTAGTTTCAAACCAGGTTGATGTTCTTGATGTAATACTTACTTTTTCCATAATCATTTGCTTTTGTTATTTATGATGAATAAGATTATATAGTTTCTTCTTTGCCCGTTTATCTTCATCAGCTAGAACGGCTTTATAAGCAGCTGCTACGGCCTTGACGACAGGAATAGATACATGGTTCATATAGTCATTAACTTGGCTGACAAAGGTCTCATAATCTCTGGCAATGATATATTTCCCTCTCGCCGACTCCAGAAAGGTTTGGAATTGCTTCTGCTGTAAGGACTGCTTTCCTGTAGGTGTCTTCATTTCTATTGACAAAAGGCTATATGCCCCAGAAGGAACCGTAAGCAGGAGATCCGGTACACCAGGTACAACACCCTCTGCCTTCGCTATAGCTCCCTGAATGTGAGAACCGTTCCCTTCATTTTTCGGGTGGAAAAGAAGGGTCCTGAAGGAAGGGTATTCGTATGCAAACCACTTCACGCACCTGATTTGTAATTTTGATTCTATATGATTCATAAACCTTTTGCTTTATTTGCTTTTATAAACTCCCCTCAAAGGCCCTGGCAAAGTTCTTTTCTTCTATAAGCCAGTCAAAATCAACCGGTCTTTTCCGTTCGGCCGTTCGGCCATTCACGTAAGAACTCATAAGGGCGTTGTGTATAGCTATCCGTATTTGCCCGGTGCTGTACATTGATAGTATCTTAGCCAGTGATTCTCTTCTGAGGTCATTCAGAACCCGTACGGGCTTTACAGAAGAGCCTGTATTGTTAACCTGACTATTGAAGTCTTTCACAATCTCAATAAATTTTTTTTCATGATTTTCTTTTTTTGTTTTTTTTGTATATATATTATCAGTATCATTATCAGTATCATTATCAGTATCATTATCAGTATCATTATCAGTATCAGGGTTTTTCAATTTTTCTTGTTTTGCTTTGCTTTTTTTAAAAGCATTTGTTTTTTTTGCTTTTGGACGTCCCCCTCTCCTGCCGGCCATCGCCCTTTTTTCACAAATAGTGATATATTTATGCTGATCCCTGTCAATCTGAATACGGATAAAATTAAACGCCATTTTTATTTCTGCTGTTGTGAAATCAGGAACAGTCCCATCTATCACATAGCGGTAAAGTGCATCCAAGAGTTCTCCTTTTGCCTCTAAGGATAACGACTTTATCGCAGTATACTGACCAGTATAAAGGACAAAACTTTCTTTCATCTGTGTTCGATTTTTAAGTCAACAAGTGATCTAACAAACCATTTACAGGAAGGCCTGCAGGCTACGTCAACAGCATAATTCTCTTTAAAAAAAGGAGTATCATTTTTTCTTTTCCGACATGCTGCTAACAACGGATCATTTTCGTATTGTATCAGATGCGCAAACAGACACACTTTGCAGGTAAATTTTCCCATGACAATATCATTCAAGAGCCGAAATAAGAATAAGTACGATTACGAGTATTGCAGGCTCGATGAGGCCATACTTGACAAGCTCTTTCTTTGTAAATTTTTCTGATAAAAAATCCTTGATTATCTTTTCCATGTCAGATTTTCCTTTCATTTAAAATTTTCAACATCTCCCATTTCTCATAAAGAACCCGTCCTTCGATCTTCACGGGATGAAGAATCCCCCGCTTGGTCCAGTTCCAGACGGTGCCGTGTGATACGGACAGCGTCTTTTCCACGTCCTTTGCGGACAGATATTCCGGGGATATATCAGAACGCAGCTCTTCAAGTACATCTTCTTTCATTTTCCCCATCATCGCTTTTAACTCCTCAGGCTTGATGAGTATAAATTTCTCCGGTGAACTTTCATACATTTTCTACCTCCTTTTTCTTGAACTCCTGCAGAGTATGCTGCGCATCTTGATATAATCCGTTTCTGCGGAGTATAGTTCGGACCCACATTGGAGTGCAATCAAACCGTGAAGCAATAATCTTAATTGCACGCCATGGTTTATGGCCGCTTGCCATAACCGCAGGTGCAAGCTTTTTATAAGCCTCACAGATCTTGTGCGTGTTCTCACACAATTCTTTTTCTCTTTCAGTTAAAAATACATCCTCCATTTTTATCCTCTTTTTTTGTTTTTCTTGACTTTAATTGTTATTTTTGTAAACAGAAATGTAAAGTATAATGTATATCGAATACAAATATACACAAAAGTCTTTATAAAGTATTTATTTTATCTTTATTTTAACAAACTTTATATTATGACAGGAAAAGAACTTAAAGAGAAAATATTGAATAATGGATATTCGCTTGTTGATATAGCGAATAAACTGGGTATCACTCCGCAAGCACTCAATAGCCGTTTATATGCGAAGAGCGTAAAATTGGATTTTATCCAGCAGGTTAATAACGTCATCGGAAAAACCGCCTTTTCTGCCTTGCCTGATGATAAAAATTTACTTGAAACAATTTCAATGAATCATGAGGTTTTTGAGCAAATAAATAAACTAACCGAAGCGATCTTAAGTCAGCAAAAGGTAATTTCCGAACTACAAAAGAAAAACGCACAATTACAAGATGAACTCCTAGAATCCCTAAAAAAAGATACTAAGTGGAATAAAGAAAAAGAAAGCAAAAATGTAGGGTAATTAAGTTGAAAGAACATAAATCTATACGTAATTAAGAATATTTGTAAAAGTATAATCAAAATATTAATAGAACATGAAAAAATACTTTTTACTCTTTTTTCTGGCCGAATTTGTTTTTGAATGTAATGCACAATCAGTCCTTGGAATCAATTTTGGAAGTAGTTACGATGAAGTAAAATCAGCCTTGGTAAATCGTTTTGGGCAAAGTAACGTTCTTGAAGATGGAGGGAAAATAGAGATTTATAATTTATCCATGGGAGATATGGACTTCGATTATGCTGAGTTTAGTTTTCAAAGAAATAGTTCAGCCTCTTATTTTAATGCTGCACATTTTGAATCCCATTATAGTCTGTCAGATGTTTCTGGTGTAGAAATCATGAGGGACAACCTATATGACACCCTAGCAGATAAATATAAAAAACAATACTTAGGGAAATATACCAATGACCAAGGTTTTGTCTGCTATAAGTTCGGATTGAATCCTAGAGACAGCACTACAGTGCTTGGAACTATTCAGTTGGAGAAAAGCTATGGGAAAGATGGCAAGATGCGTTTATATCTTTCTTTAGATTACGGTCCAATCTACTATTTAGATAAAGCTTCAGATTTCTAACATTTTATAGAAATTAGTAACTATGATATGAACAGAGACAGATTAAAAACTCTTTTTGAACAGTCCCAGGATAAGCACGCTGAGGCTAAGGAAATAGGAACAACCTATCAGACGATGTACAACATCATCTACAAGGAGCGCCCTTTTAAAGTAGATCTTCTTGAAAAAATAGCAACGCATTATCATGTCCCTGTAGGCTATTTTTTCGATGAGGCCATCCCCAACAATGAAGATCAAAAGGTAGAAATGGAAAAACTACGCGCGCAAGTGGACATACTGAAGGATGTAATCAAAAGTATTAAGACCCCATAGCTACTTTACTGAATTCTGCAGAAGCGAGAATTGCACGTTCCTTATCATCAAGTTTGAGGTATCTTTTTAGCATAGCCTCACTTGAATGACCTGTTACGGCCATGATTGCAGACAGAGGTACTCCTGCTTTATAAGCATTCGTAGCGAACGTCCTTCTGGCCGTGTGAGTCTTTATGCATTCATAAAATTTTTTCTTTGACTTATATTCCATCAGTCCTTTACGAACCGTGATGCCTGCCACCTGTGTCCAGCCAAGAATACGTCCGATAATCTTAATACGCTCATTAAGATCCTGGTCATAGATATGAGGGAGTTTGCCATCATAACGATTAAGGATCACCTTTACACGTTTGTCAGCCGGAATATAAATTGTTTTTCCTGTTTTTTCCTGAGTAATCATGATATATTGCTTTCCGTCCCGCAAGGTCTTATACATACTTTTATCAATGCGCTTGTAATCACTGACACGCTGACCTGTCAGACAACCTACGGTAAATATATCCTTAGCTTCATTAAGAAGCTTTTTAGTATCAGCTCTTCTTAATTTTCTTTTCCACAAATCCTGTTCACTTTCCGGCAGATTTCTGACAAAGCTTTTGATTGTATCATCTGTAATCACAAGACTGTACATCTGCTGCACCATATCCTCAGTCAGATACACATTGTCAACATCTTCCCAGTTTGCTGCAAAGTCAGAACAGGTAAAGTCAAGGTTATCTGTAAGTTTCATATCCTTAGCTGCATACATCATAATCTTCAAAATACGAATATGCCTGGCAATCGTGTTTGGAGAATATTTTTTTTCGAGGAAAAACTGGCAGAAATCATGATAGAAATCCATATTGACATCAGAGAAATCAATTACTTTATGACGGCTTTCTTGATATGCAATCAGCTGAGACAGAAATCCTTTATATCCCTTAATGGTCAACGGCGCAATTCTTCGCGTTGATTTCTTCTTCAACCGTTTGCCAGATTCACAATCAGAGATATATTGTGCAATGAAGCTATTTAACGTAAAATGTTTGTCATCGTATATCTTTTTTTTAGGTGCTTCTTTCTCTGTCATCACATTAATGACTACTTCTTTAGCCATACTGATTGTTAACGTACCATTTCTTTCTGCAGCTGACAGCACACGGATCATGGTTTGTATCCGTTTTGTAAGTTCAGCATACGACAGTCCATTTAGTTCTTTGACAGGCCTTACATCATATATATTTTTAGGGAGCCCGCTTTCCTGCGAAAAGTCTCGAATCTTTATCCTATATCGCAGACTAATATCCGTATGAACGCCTAATTTTCGGTTACAAATATATAATGATAACATGCCTGTCTTGGCGTCAGCATACCTTAGTCGTATTTTCATAATTCATTATTTTAGTTTTCGCAAAAATAATCAAATATTTTATTACAGCCGTACTTTAGCCGTACTTTTTTTATATTTTATTGAATACTATTGGGCATTGTTAATTAAAAACGCCATTATATAGCCCTATTTTCGGTCAATATATACTAATATTATATAACAGTTGAGGTCTGCTTGGTACCTCAATGCAATTAGCGGGAAATCCTTTAAATAAAGGCTTCCCGCTTTTCAGTTTTATTATAAATCCTCGTTTTAGCCGTTTTAACCATCTTATTATGTTTCAGGAATAAAGTGGCTCAAATATAGGCCGTTGTTTTTACAGTATACCTCTGATTTTAAGGCCTTAAAGTCACTGATTTTGACGCCTGATTCCGGGCGATATTCT